CGGATGCTCTTGTTTGCTATACCAATTTTCACCACCTTAAAATTTCTCTCGAAAATTTTGTTTTGGGGCTTGACTTTTAATAGTTAGTCTTGTGCGCCCCACAAGGGGGCGCAGATTTAAGATATACAGAAAGCCGGGCGAACGCCACGAGAATGGGAAGCGCCGTAGCAGTCCGCAAGACCGTCGCGGTTGACAATGGCGAAACTGGAAGCGGTAATAACGTCCCTCAACCACCAGTCGTTACGATTGCCAATACGGCTCGGCTCGTGCTGGAACAGCGGCAACTGGGATTTCTCGACACGATAGTTAGTCGGGACATTGCTACCGTCAGAAACAGGGGAGAAAATACCACTGCCGTAGACCATCTGCTCGCACATAAGGTCAACTTCGGAATCGCACCATGCGCCGCCGGAAGCACGACCATTCGCAACAGCGTTCGTCAGATAGATTCTGTGTTTCAGAACATGACCGCTGAACGCACTCTTGATAGTGGTCTTAGCCTGTTCGAGATTGCTCTTGTACATATCCGAGCCGACATAGCCGCCAGCCGTAGTATTTGCCGCACCGCTTTCCCAACCGCCGGAGCTGGTGTTGTGCATTTGTGCGTTGTACAGGCAAGTGTCCGGCACGATAACTACATGGTGGGTAGTACAGTTCGTATCACCACTGTTGAGGTAGTAATCGAACGCTGCAATACGGTAGTTGACACCGCCGATAGTCCAGTAGTCACCGATGTATAAATCATCGAATGTACCAGCCTTGATAGCGGCATACTGGGCGGTAGTCACGGTGCTACCAAGCGACTTACCACGGTAAATTGCATTGTGCGCCCCGGCGTTGTTAAAGAGCAGAGGAGCGATTTTCGCTTCTGTACCCTCAACCGCCTTGGCTCTGAAATTGGCAAAGGTGATTTTCTTCAAGCCTGTGCCATCGTGAATCGGAATCAGACACGAATCGGTCGGTGTGGTGAACGCCGTGAGTTCCGTCACTTTCTTGGTTTCAATACTGATTGCACTCATTTTTATTCCTCCTTATATTTCCAATCTGCCACGATTGCATTACCCAAATCGTCAGCAAGAAGCGTAGTACCAGTGTTGTCAATCGCAACAGGTACAGTGAAAAGGTTCTTCAAGGTCATGTGTTCCAGTGCCGCCAAACGCTCGTCCACTTCGGTAATCTGATTTTGCAGACTTCCGGCAATGTCCTCGTTCAGCTTACCTTTGATACCAGCAAACCATGTGTTAAATGCCGCAGTCTGCTCGCCCTCATAGGCAGTCATGTGTTCCTCATAGGTCTTTTCGATTTGTGCCAAAGACAAATCGCCCTGTGCCTTGAGGTTGACGAAATACTGGGTCAGCTCTTGATAAGAACTATCACCCGAGCTTTTGAAAAGCTCCTTCTGCGTGGTGAAGTAGGTCTGAAACTCCTCATACAAGTTCGTGCCGTTTTCCAGCATAGACATGATGTAGTTCAGAGCTTCGTTCATACGGTTAGCGTCTTTTGCACCGAAGAAGGATTTCTCCTTATTGGTGTAGGTCGTAACATCGTTGAACGATACCGTACCATCGGAGTTATCGACCTGTGTGTATCTTTTCAGACCACTCCAAACAGCGTCCGTATAATCAGTAGGAAGTAATTTCCACGCCATTTATAGCCCTCCCTTCATACCAAAATTCCATGTGAATGTCCTCCTTCCCTCACTCTCATTGGTGAGCCTGTCGTAAAGGTCAAGGATTGCTCCCTCCAAACGATTGAGTTCTTTGAAATCCATCGTATTACCATTGGCGGCATAGGTAGGAGCAGTGCCGTAAGACCTCTTGAGACTGTGGGTATTGATGGTAACGAGGTTCGCTTCCAGTGCATTGATTTCATCAGCATAGAAATAGTCCTTTACGGTCTTATCGCTTCCGACAGACTGAATAGCGAACTCGTCATACATCTTGATAGCCAACTCACGGAGGTATTCGAGGTTGTTCTTAATTCGATTGAAGTCCACGGCGTTGAATCTGTCCCCGGTGTAAACACCATCGACAGTCTCACCGTTCCAATCGGTTTTCGGTGTAGACCACGACATTTTAACCTCCAATCCTTCGGGCGGTTACTCGACCCGAAAATGCTTGCTTGAAATTGACAGTGTGACGGTAGATATTTACCCTCATACCATCGTGGAACTCGTTTTCTTGATACACAATGTCGGTAGCGTCCAGCTCTGGATTTCCTCGAGTATCGTATTCGTACTCGATTCCGGCTGTGTAATAATCAGCCAGCCATGCGGCAAGCTCATTCGCCATCGTGGTATTACTTATCAGAGGATTCTTCCACTTGACTGTCTTACCACGAGCGTTGAGAGACACCGTAGCGTACTTCTCAACGATTTTGTACCGATAACCCTGTACCTCGAGCTTAAACGAGCCAGTGACATTGAATTTTATGGTAACGAAGTAGTTACTCCATGCCACTACGGTTGCCTTACCTTCGATTTCATCGAGCTTCACCTTATAGCCATAGGAAGGGTCTTGAATGTAATAAGTCTCGACCTCACCAGAGACTACATCTATGTCCTCGTAGACAAGGTTTTCTTCTCGATTATTCTCTTGGTAGGTGTAACATGGGACGATAACCTCTTTGATAAGCTCCTGTTTGATAGCTTTCGGGGAGGAGGTCATGTCCCGGCGATTCATGGTGAAATCCACAACATCGCTCAAACTGAAATAATTCAGCACGATACGGTTGTACGGTTCTGCGGTTTTAGTGAACTCAATCTTCATCACATCGAAATCATCGAAATCACGAAGAATAATCGAAGTAGTGTTGATTTCGTCTTTTTCAACCGGGTATTCATTTACAGGCTCGCCACCCTTGTACGTTCTGATTGTGAACGCCGCCGGGAGAGCTGTACCGAAGACCAGCTTCAAACCGTAATAAGCTCGAATCGCTTCCATCGTGATAGTAACGACAGGATTCTTTGTGAATGTTCCGTTTGCCCCGGAGATTTCCTTCGAGACATACCCGGTTGTCAGAGCCGCCTTGCCGTTTCTCGGAAGGAAGAACATCGTCCCATCGGTAGGGGTGTAATTCCCGGCGAGGGTTGCGTATTCGACCTTCGGTGTGTCCGTCAGCACATTTGCGGCATTGGAGTAGGTCTCTTCGCCGTTGGTTGCGATGGAAGCACTCGGCATGAAATTCGACTTGATTTGAACCTTGCCGTCTCGAGACTGGGTGAGAACACATCGACAGGCATTTGCGATAATCTGCAATGCTTCTTTGTATTTCACTCTCGGAATAGGGTTGTTAGAGTAGAGCTTCTTCAAACGTGGGTCGATGTAATACTCGGAAATCCCAGCGTCCTTCAAAATCTCCTCTGCCAGTGCGTAGTAGCTTTTACCAGCGGCACTATACAGACCCTTCACATACTCGCCGTCCATATTACGGAAAATGTCTTGGCAACGGATTGTAGCTGTGTTATCGTCACTTTCCCATTCGGAACACCACAGGTGGTTTCCTTGAATCCACTCGATAGTGTCAGAACCCGGGGTCTGATAACCATACATAATATCCATTTCCTGTCCTGTCTCGAGGTAGTTGATAGCCGAGTTCGGGTTATCCACATTGAAGTAGTGGTCGTAGTTTTTCAGCGTTACAGAAAAATCGAACTGCGGAACATCAGCCCCGATAGGGGAAACATAACTGTCAAGAGAAGAACTCATAACAGAATCGTTGTAATACACAAGTCCGTAACCGAACATGATAGAGTAGATACGCAAACGGCTTTGAGGGTTCTTCATCTTGTAGAACACCAGCTTGATATAGGTTGTATTTTCCAATACTTCCTCGGTACTCCACTTTGATTTTGTATTCCCTCTAAACTCAATGGTCTGCCCGGTACTTCCGACAATATCGAAATCGACCGGGTAGTTCTCACCGAAGTTAATCGTGAGACCCTTGAAATCCGTTGCGATTGTGTTCAAGCTGATAACCACTTCACATCGAGCTTCGGAAACCAGCTTGTCCGAGACAATCCCTGTATCATAGTATCTCCCTCCCTCGGTAGCCCGAGGGAGAAAGAACATAGAGCCATCTACTTTCGTGAACTCCTCCTCGAGAGTGGCATAGACCGTATCGTCAATATGCTCTCCGAAGATATTGTCCTTGTTCGAGTAGTAGGCATAACTGCCATTATCGACCGTAGCTTTCGCCTGTGCTTCTTGGTTCACAAGTCCGAAAGAAATCATAATGTATGCTCTCTCACGGAGAGAGGACTTCATGCTTTCTTTGTATGCTTTCGATACTTTCTGCATAAAACCCCTCCTTTACTCGCCAGTGTCGATAAGATTTACCTTGCAATTCCGATAATGCGTTGGAGTACCGTCTTCTGTCACCCAGTAGGGTTCTCCTGTACGGTCTCCGCAGTACATTCTTACGGTTTTGCGTTTATTTGTTACAGGGTCATTAAATTCGACATAGACGAAGAAATTGCTCAAGATAGAGAGAATCCGTTCCCATTGAGCCGCAGTGAGCCACGCCCACTCAAGCCCATCTATCTTGTACTGGTCTCGTCCAACTCTTTGACCCACAACAGCACCGTTAGCGTCTCGTCCGCTGTCAACCACGGTGGTTACGACCACGCTCACACCTCGTTTACAAGGTGGTAGCTCATAACCATTTATCGCTAAATATGCCATCGCTACACACCTCCTTTACTCGGTGAAGCTGAAACCGTTCGCTTCCTTCTGCGTGGTAACAGCGTCATTGATTGTACGGTTGCCGACCTTTACGATGGTCTGTTCCTTCTTGTCTGCCTGTCTCTTGGTATCGGTAGCGATTTCCTTGAGAGTAGGCTCAACATACTCGTGGTAGAACTCACGCATATTGCGAGACCACGAATCATCGGAATATGCACCGTCATAGGATTTCTTGGAATCTTCGTACACCGTCTGTGCCAGCGAGTTATAAGGGTCATAACCGCTTGCCGAAGCCAGCACGAGGTTTTCGTTGATTCCGGCGGTACTTACGACAACGGCATTGATAATACCGTTCGCACAAGTCACAATGTCTCGAGACATGGACTGCCAGTACCCGGAGAACTGTGCCATACCGCTCACGATGGAGCTGTGCATGACAGAAGCAAGCTGGAATCGGTTCAGCACCTCGGTAGTGCCATTTACATGACCTACCAACTCTGCGCCGCTCTCACCAGCAACGAACATAGAGCCATGCGCCCGGTTCGTGCCGCCAGCATATTTCGGCATTGCTTTCCACATATTCGGAGTGATGATACCTCCGGAAGCGAACATCTTCACGCCGCCGTTTGCACCAACGATACCGCCGTTCGCCAGTCCGAAGAACTTCTTAATAGAAGTCCAGCCGGATTTGAAAAGCGAGATACCGACAGATACCGAAGTACCAACGAAGCTCGAGATAGAACTCCAACCGTTTTTCCATAGAGAGATACCGACACCTACGGTGTGACTACCAATCCAGTTCTTAATCGTTGTCCACCCGGACTTGAAAAGCGAAATACCTTGAGCGATAACAGGAAGACTACCAATCCAGTTCTTTACGGTAGACCAGCCGGATTTCAGCAACGAAATTCCTTGACTGACAACCTGGATATTGCCGACCCACTCTCTTACGGAGTTCCAGCCGGACTTCGCAAGACTTACTGCTTGCGATACTCCCGGGATATTGCCAATCCAACCCTTGACCGTCTGCCAGCCGCTCTTTGCGAGTGCGACAGCTTGGTCTACGGTAGGAATGTTTCCTATCCAGTTTTTCACGGTAGACCAGCCGGATTTCAGAAGCCCGACACCCTGTTTCACAGCCGGAATGTTACCAATCCAGTTCTTCACAGAAGACCAGCCATCTTTCACGAGCTTTACGCCAGTTTCAAGAGAGAGACCGTCTTTCGTCTTGTCAGACCACCACTCCTTCACGTTGTCCCACCATTCCGAAGCATTGTTTTTTACTTCGGCAAGGAATTGAACAGGCTTGCTGTTCTTAACCTTCTTTTTGAATTTGTTCCACTCGTCAGATATGTTTCCGAGAGCTTCCTTAATTCCGCTCACCATCGAATCCCAGCTAACAGGTTTTCCAGTAGCGAAGTCTTTAACTCCATCGGCAATGAGAGCAAGACCGAGAGGAATACCAACACCTGTCAGACACAACATGAGACCGATAGCAAGTTTGCCGAGAGAACCAGCCATTGATTTAATCTTGGTAAAAACTCCCTTGATTTTTTCTTTGATGGTTTCCCAGTTAATAGCTACTGCTGTACCGAGAGCCGCCGCCCCCGATAATATCAATCCAACACCGAGAGGAATACCAACCCCGGTGAAGCACAGGATAATACCGATTGCAAGAGCCGCCGCCCCAGCGATAGCAAGTATTTTAGTAGTTACGCCCTTTAGCTTGTTTGTCAAAGTGTCCCAGTTAAGAGCCACAGCCGTACCGAGAGCCGCCGCACCAGCGAGGATAAGACCTACGCCGAGAGGAGTTGCAACTCCTGTGAAAGCGAGAATCATACCTATGGCAATGGAAGCCGCCCCAGCAATGAGAAGAATTTTCGTAGTAACCTTTCTGATATTGTCCGGCATACTATTCCAATTCAAACCGACTGTTGCGGCAAGACCGACAGCACCAGCGGCAATCATCGCAATACCCAGCCCGGTTGCAACTCCTGTCAGAGCGAGGATTGCACCGACACCGATTAAAGCACCGCTCACGATAGCCACAATGCTTAGTACGGATTCTTGAACATCACCTGTTAAGGAGTTCCAGTTCAAAGCTACTGCCGAAGCGACAGAAACAGCACCAGCGGCAATCATCGCAACACCGAGAGGAACGTTTACACCAGTCAGAGCGATAATTGCACCGAATGTCAGTAATGCACTTCCGACAATGGTTTCGAGCATACCGATTGTCCTACGGAGAGGGTCGGACATCGAATCCCAGTTAAGACCGATTGCTGTAACCATGCCGACAGCACCAGCCGCCATCAATGCAATACCGAGAGGAACATCAACACCAGTAAAGGCGAACAATGCACCCATAGCCAGCAACGCACCGCTCACTATTGCCGTGAGAATGGACAGAGCGTTCGACAGGTCTCCGTTGAGGAACTTCCAGTTAATTACAGCCGCAGTACCGAGAGCCGCCGCACCAGCCACCATGAGACCAGCACCGAGCGGTACATTGACACCCGAAAATACAAGGAAAGCACCGATAGCCAACAGGAAGCCGCCCAGTACCCCGGTAACGAGGGTAAGTACCTTCGCCAACCGTTCCGACATTCCGTTCCAGTTTGCCATTACCGAAGCCGCCAAACCGACAGCACCAACAGCCATAAGACCGAGACCGAGAGGAATGTTCGCACCTGTGACAACGAGGATAGTACCGATTGCCAGTAAGAATCCGCTGATAACAGCCGTGATTTCCCACATAGCGTCCTTAATCATCTGAACGATTTCGTCAACCTTGGAAGTGATTGCGTCACCGAGGAAATCGTAGGTAGGAAGGTCAATGCCTAAATCCCCACCACCGATACCAGCACCAGAGCCGCTACCGCTTCCACTGGAACTATCGTCTTTAGACAGGACGTTCAGCTCGTCAATACCGAGCAGAGCATTTTTCAGCTTCTTAGCCGCTTTCCCGGCTTTACCCAGTCCATCGGAAGCGTCCCCAGCGTTGTCAGCCAAATCGCCAACCGCAGAAGCACCAGCAGAAATGCCGGAATAATCTACCTCCGGGAGTTTGAATCCGAACAGACTTGCGATAGAGTTTGCCAGCATACGGACAATCTTCGCCAAAGCGATTGCATACGGTAATACTGCGTTCAGAGCCGGGATAAAGATATTACCCAAAGCTCTTGCACACTGCGTAACCTGTGCCTGTAAAACACGAAGCTGGTTCGCCGGAGCGTTCAGAGTACGAGCCATATCACCTTGAGCGGTAGTTACCTGTGTCATAATTGCGTAGTAACGCAACTGCGACTTTTCAGCCTGTGTCATAGCAGAGACCTTTTTCTCGATACCGAGAGCAAGAGCTTCCTCTTGCAGTCTTGCAACAGACAGGTCGTAACCCAGTCTACGAAGCGGCTCAAGTTCACCCGAGATACCCGACTGTAACTTCTGCATTGCGTCCTCAAACGAAATGTTGAAGAACGAAGAAATGTCGTAGCCGAGCTGTGTGAGGTTCTTGGACATGAGGTACGCTTTATCGCTCGCCACGCCGAAACCGCTAATGATGGTGTTGAACACACCTTGATTTCGCATGAACTCGCCCGGGTCGATACCGAGAGCTTCGCTGACTGCTTCTGCGTAATTCTGTGCTTCCTCTACGTATTTACCCATAGAAGCGGTAAACAGGTTCAAATCCTCAATGTACTGGTTGGACTGTGTTATCCACGAAGCGATTACTCTCGCACCAGTACGCACAACACCCATAGCCATTTTGATTTTGGCATACAGATTCATGTAACTATTTGCCGCCTTATTGTTCTCTTGCGAGATTCTGTTCGTGACGGTAATAGCTCTCTGAATGTTCGTAGGAAGACGATTGAACGCCGCAGTCACAGCATTGAGCTGATTTGTCAGCGGAGCAAGAGCCGTAGACAACTGCTGAATCTGACTGGTGAACTTAGTCATGTCCATGTTGTCGAGGGTGTCTGCCAGCTTCGGTAACTTATTGAGCGCATTGATAGTGGACTTTAGCCCGGAAGCGTTCAGATTGTTCAACGGTTGAAGTGCTGTACCCAGCTTCTCCATAGCACTGAAATCTACACCAGTGAGGGAAGCGGCGGCACTACCGATATTTTGAAGCTGATTTCCGATGGAAGACGAAATCTTGAGACTGCCGAGACCTTTCAGTTTTTCCAAACTGGAAGCGAGCTTGTCAATCTTGTCTGCCCCGGAACTATCCATGCTTTTAAGGGCGGTATCGAGATTGCGTACTTGATTTGCAACGCTTGTTAATCCGACACCGCCCCTAACTGCATTTTTGAGTTTGGACAAAGAAGCGGAAAGAGCGTCTATACCAGCGACAGCCGAGGTGGAACTCGACTGAACTTCCAATTCGAGTTGTTCGATTGTAGTAGGCATAAAACTCACTTCCTTTCTTGTAACTGCTTATTTGCCTGTACCATATACGCTTGCATATAGCGCAGACCCTTTTCAGACTTAGCCTTTTCCTTCTTGAGTTCTGCTTCCTCCACCGTCTTTTTATTGATGGGATATGCTTCCTCAACATAAGGTTGAGCTTTCGTTCCCTTTTTGGCGAAAGCACGAAGAATCGGAGACAGACGAGAAATAGCGTCATAGATGTACATACCCTGTAACCACATTTCTTGATTGACCCTCTCTTTGCGAAGCTCCTCCGCTTTGCGGTAGGACTTCACGAGAGTAGAATCTCTATCCCAGTATTGTTCTTCCGTCATGCCTATTGATAAGTAATAGGGGAACTTTGCGAGAAAAATCTCCGAATAAGAAGGGGGAGCAGAGCGATTATCACGCTCGCTCCCCTTGTTAGCGGATTCATCTGTCAACAGCGAATCACTTACCAACTCGCTGTCCAGCTTACGTTTCCCTCGGATTCCTCGGGTTCTTCGACCAGTGCCATAATCGGCTCGTTGTACATTTCTGCCAGCTTACCGATAAGCTCCTCCTTGTTCGTCATGTGGGAGAAGATTTCGTTGATAACTTCCTTCTTCTCGAAACGATGATGTGCGAGGAACGCACCTTCAAACAGTGCCGGAAGAGTGGACATGGGCTTGTTCTCGACCTCTGCCGCAACGAAGCCCTTCTTTTCCATTTCCGTAACCGTTCTGCGAGTGAACTCAAGGACATATTCTTTATCCTTGAAAGTGAATTTCAACTGCTTTGCCATGATGATTTATCCTCCTTATTTTTCCTTACTCTGCGTCCATGCTGATAACAGTAGACGGAGCGATAGTGATAGTCATTTCGACAACCTCATTCGTGCCGCCGCCGTTAGCATAAACAGACAGAGAGCCTTTGAACTTGAACTTACCGCTGTCACCAGTAGGAGTGACGGTATCGCCAGCTTCCGTACCACCGAACCAAACGGCGAACTCCTTCTCCGTACCTTCCAGTGCTTTCAGCTTCTTGTACTCATCGAGAGTGTAGTTCGCAGTGAACTCAAGAGAATCGAGGGACTGAATACCCGGAATGTAAGTCTGCATTTTGTCAGACAGAGTAGTAGTTTCCAGCATTTCCGGCGCACCGCCGAGGTCGGGAAACTCCTTAATGTCAATCAGCTTCTCCCATGTGGAAGTGTTCTTCTGCATGAGAAAAATCTTGTAAGTGCTAATAGCCATGCTTGTTTACCTCCTATAAATAGTTTTGTTTTTAGAGACGATAGCCCTGTATCGAGCCACCATTCTGTAAACCGTTGCGTCTTCCTCGTTGGGAACAGGGTTCATAAGGGTTCGTGTGAAACCGAGTGCTTCCATCTTGGAATCAATGAGAGCGATGATTGCTTTACATTCAGTTTTCTTACCACTCGTTTTGTTAGAGTAGACATTCACCTCGTAAAGCACCTGTGCGTGGTTTTCGATACACCCGGAATCTCGAGTGTTTCGATAAACTTGATTGTCTGTCTCAATGAGAGAGACACAAGGGAAGGAAGGTGGAGACTTGACATATTCGCCAGTCATATAGATTTTCGGGTATTTCTTTCGCACCTCTGCGGACACGATACTGAATACCTCTGTCTCAATGTCAATCACCCGAACACCTCCTTTGCGATAGACTGAATATCATTGCAAACGGTGGTGATTGCAAGAGCCATCGGCATACGAGCCGGAGTACCACGAGACAGCTTCAATTCGCCATTTTCGTAGAATCCCCAAACTTCTTTCTTGCCGTTACCCTTACCGAATCCACCGATTGTCATTCCCAGTTCCGCACCGTGAGGGTGAGGGGACGAACCGGGAGAGCCATTATGATAGACACCAGCACCAAACTCAACCCACACAGCGTCTTCACCACTTGCGACAACGACAGTGACCGACCCTCGATTGTCAACCGACACATCGACTTGTGCGTATCGTGGAGAAGTTTGCCCTCCTTTGAGAATCAGCTCGTCAACGATTGCACCGCTGAATCCGCTTTTCGCTTCATCAGCCAGCCGTTCGGCTACTTTCTCTCGGAGGAGTTCTGTTTTTCTAAGGATTTCTTGTTTGTAATCAGCCAGCTCTTTCATAGCTCGGTTGATTTCACTCGTTGACAATCCGAATGAGATAACTTTTCTACCCACTGACAGTCACCTTGCTTATCGCAACCGATACGCTGTTCAAGCTCTTGGCTACCTTCTTGACGATATAATCGTGAGGAGTAATGACCTCACCATCATCGTTCGTAACCAAAGCCCCGGTTTCATCGACCTGTGGCGTTTTATCGACCCATAGCACTGTGTACTCGTCAATAGGGGGAGCGTCCGTCCCCATGACAATTACCTTGTCATAGCTCTCGCTTTCTCCAAACTGTCGGGTGCTTGTTTCACCCTTGGCGGCAGAGATATTAGCAGAGAACTCTACCGGGTTGTCTCGAATGATTTCATATTCCCCTGTAACATTTCCGTATTCGTCCGTCTTAGGGACTTTCTCTTTGTACAGAGCGTAGAAGAATTTGCTCTTGTTTCGTTCCATCATTCTCATTTAATCACCCCCACATGAGGAGTAACCACCTTGAGCATTGAGGAAGGAATATCAGCATTTTCATAGCTTCGGGAGATACCGTTCTCGGAATGAGAGGTCTGACCCTCCGCACCACGCTTGTTCAGCATATAAGCGGCAATCTCGCATTGGAGAGTGTCATACTGTGCCGGAACTTCCGTTACGCTGGAATCATACGGATATGCTCGATTGATGATTTTACGACCAGCCAGTTTGAGATAGGTGGACAGCACTTCGTCACTGTCCGAACCACCGACCATCGCTTTGAGAGCAATCAGCTTTTCTTCCTCGGTCATGTTGTCCACCTCCTTTACTTAGGCAATCTCGTAGAAACCTTCGGTCTTCGGGTTGGTCTCGGGAGTACCGACGATGTAACCGCTGTCAGTCTTGGCGTAGTAAGTCTTCTCCTTGACAGTAGTGTCCTCGGAGAGCTTTGCAGTACCCTTAATGACCTTAACCGCCTTAGTAGCGTCAGTCAGAGCCGCAAGATAATACTTACGAGACCAAATAGTGTTCTGACGAATATCGCCGTCACGGTCAGTCTCGACCTCGACACCCTTCTTGTTGAAGATGGTGACAGCCTTACGAGTAGCGACCACGATAGTACCCTTGAGAGCGTCCTTCTTGGTGTAAACATTCACACCAGCGACAGTACCGACATAGCCAGTACGAGCAAACGCTTCAACATACTTGAGGTCTTCTGCGAGGTTCTTACGAAGCTCGGCAGTATCGCTCGGGTTGATGAAAGCGAAGGTCTGCGGTGCAACAGTACCCGGGTCATTGTCAGTGCTTTCGATGTTCAGACTTGCCACAGCGTCAGCGAAAGCGGCGAAATCATACTTGGATACAGGAACAACCAGCACAGCCTTCTTGAACTCCTCGTACACATCACCATTGACGGTATTGAACATATCAGTACCCATGTGGCGAGTGCCGACAGGAACAAGCATAGGGTCAGTCATTTCCTGTTCATCGAAATACTGGAACTTGTTCTGCGCCATCAGAATTTCGTACTCCTTCTGTGCGTAAGAAACTTCGATGGTCTTGGTGTTACCCTTACCCATTTTCAGCTTCTCCGTACCATTGGTAGCACTGTAAACATTGATTTTGCGCTTCATACCAGCAGTACCCACGAGAGAGTTATCAACAGTACAGAACTGCTGTAAATTGAGGTGGGAATTATACTGGTCTTCAATCTCATTAGAGAGATAGAAATTGTCATAAATCTTATGAGCCATTACTCATTACCTCCTGTTTCAGTAGTGTTGTAGAGGGCTTTATAGTCCTCGGGGTTCTTCACAGAATACTCATAGCGTTCCTGTGGAGACATTTTGCGGAGCTTCTCAAGGGTCATTGCCTTGGAATCTCCGTCCGGGGTCGGTTTCGGTGTATCTTTAAGGGCTTCCGCACGAACCTTCTTCTCAACATTCTCAAGATGTTTCTTCTGATTAGCGAAGACCTTCTCAGTATCACCATCAGCCATAGCTTCTGCGGTAGCGTCAGCCAGCTTCTCCTCGTAACCCATACCAAGCAACTTAGCCTTGAACTTGGAGACCTCGCTTTCACGGAGCAACTTGTCGTACTTGGACTGCAACTCCTCACGTTCCTCCTGTTCCTTCTGCTTTTTCTGCTCGTCTTCGGTGAGCTTTTCGTTCAGCTCTTTCTTCTTAGCCGCCAGCTCGGAAGCAGTCTTATCGAAAACGTCCTTCTTTACATATCCGCTGTAATCGGGGTCTTCGGTCTCATACGCTTCAAGAGCGGCAATTTTCTGTTCCGGGGTCATGTCGGCGTAGCCGTCAATCTTGGAAATGTCAATCTTTGCCATGTTGAAATCCTCCTGTCTTTTAATGTCTTCTGTGACAATGTTTGCGGTTTAAGTCTTCTCTGACTATTGCGATTTAAGGCTTCTCTGCCTATATTCACAGCGGTAAACCGCTTAAATATCGTTATTGTCCGGGTCGTTATCATCGTCCCCGGAATCATCGGGAGCTGTCTTCTTAGTCAGTTCAGCGGCTTTCTGCTGTTGCTCCTCGTAATACTTCATGCTCATGGTGTAAGCAGATTCAGCGTCAGAGAACATTCCGCTGTGCTGGAACGCCAGCTGTGGGTGAATCTTAGGCTCTTGGAGCATGGAGATAAGGACTTGAGACTTACTCTGAATAGCTTCATAGTTCCGGCGAGTGAACTTCATATCAATATCACTCAACTTGAGCGTGAGACCGCCGAGGTCTCGACAGATACGAAGAACCAGCTTGAGCATTTTCTTTTCTGCTCGCTTGAAGACATTCTCGCTGTCCTTTGCTCGAGCTTCTGCGTCAGACCAACCATCACGGAGCAACACGGCAGAACCAGTGTCACTCGTGGAAGAACCACCGTTACGGTTTGGCATACCGCAGATAGTGAGCATTGCGTTGTAGTAATCGTCTTTGAGGGTCTGCGATTGTGTCTGATTCAGCTCTGTGGTGACTACACCAACATCAGCGGCTTGTCCGTCCACGGACTTCACCTTGATTGCGCCGAGCTGTAAGAACTCCTCGTATTCCTCCTTGGTAATGTCGCAGTTAATGAACTTAATAAAAGCCTGTACCAACTGCTCCATACCGTCCATACGGTTACTTTCCACATTGTTGATTGCGTCCAGTAGAGGAAGCACAATCTCAAAAGAACCGAGACGAGCATTGTTTCCCGGGTACTCGATAATCGGAATCATGTCGAGGGCATGAGGTTTGGATTCCACCAAAATGTCTCCGTCCACGAGGTAATAGCGATTCTCTGTGTAAATCGAGTAGTGGAAAATCTCGTTATCGTCCTTGCTGTACTTAACCGCCATCAGAGGCTTGTTACCGATTTCGTTTGAATACACAACGAAGGTGTCTCTCGGGTCGAGAGTGTAAAGCTCAAAAGGAGCTTCGTCTTCCTCACCCGGTTCATCGGGAAGGACAAGACGGAACGCTGTACCACAAATCATCTGCCACTCGACAAGCTCTTGGTCTTGAGCGGCTTTGTCCTCTGCGAACATATACTCGTTGAGGGTGTTAATCTGCTTTACGATTTCCTCGCCACCATTACGGCTGACGTACTGAATCGGTTCGCCACACAGATACCCAACCTTGAAGGACACGATTTCGTTTGCACGATTTTCGGTAATCTTATTGCAGATTTCAGGGCGAACGTCTTTGACACGGTTTCTGATTGGCTGGTCTCCACGGTAATACTTCCACAGGTAGTCAATCTCACTGCGGTTCAAATCGTGAGTAGCAAGAGCCTTACGGAGAACATCGACCACGTTTTCGTCAGTGATTTCTGTTACGCTGGTCTTGATAATGCGCCGACCGCTCATAAATCGTGTCTGACTTAGATACTTCGGCTTGCTCTCGTCAATTTGATGTGCCACGTTCCTTCCTCCTTTCTGCATACAAAAAATGGGTGCATGACTGCTTGAGGTCTAAATTACCTCGTGCAATCATGCACCCATTCAAACTCGTTCTTTTTACCATATCATAATACCACAATATATAGTGGAAGTCAATACGCTAACACACTATATGTTGATAATTATGTGGAAAGTGTGGATAACTCATACGACCTGTGTTACCACGGTCTCTGAAATACCTCAACCTTTGCGCCGGACAGACTTTGTGCGAACTCTGCCAGCATAGCCATACCATCGGGAACATCATCGTGCTTGTTTTTACCAGCCACAGTGTAAGAGCCGAGCATATCCATCATACGACCGTAATCACTCTGACGTTTATACAGGCTATCGTCTTTGAACAGGCAGTGTTCCTTAACCCATGCACTGTTGACGATGATTTTTGTCTCCTTATTGGCAGTAGTGAACTTGGTCGTAATGCGAGTGATACCTCCACGCTTCTTGACCTCATTCTGCACCTTTTCGGCAACACGACCACCAGCGGAATTGCTCTCGAAACGGCACATTTTGACTTTACAGCGGAGCAGTATGTCAACCAATCGAGCGTCAACGATGTTCGGTAAGCTGTTATCACAGACACAATCGTCAATGTAGTAGTCATTACCGTACACATACGCCGCCGGGAGGAAAGCGTAGTCAGAACCCTTGTCCTTAGTATCGCAGATACCGATAATAGCGTCCGGGTCTTCTGCTGGAAGCTCAAAATATCGGCGCAGTTCGTCCACATCGTAGAGCAGACCCTCACGCTCGATAGGCTGATTCATAAACAAAGCCTTGAAAGACGCTTCATCAAGGTTGTTCCTCATATCCTCGAAATAGCGGCGGCTGAATCCGACACCGTAGGTGTAATTGAAATTACTCTCACCGTCTTCGTCCAGTGCCGGAAGGACAATGAACTTCGCTCGGGAATCACCACCGTACTGATTCTCCAATCGACCGATAACATCGTGGACAGACCATCGGGTAGCGATGTGGATTTCCTTTGCACCTTCCTTTTTTCGAGATTTAAGGTCATTGGTGTAGGCACTCCACAGCTTATCCAATCGCTCCTTACTCATAGCTTCCTCAATGCCGGAACACAAGTCATCGGCGTAGAGGATTTTGTCACATCGGGTAGCACCAGTAAGTGAAGCGTTGATTGCTCGACAGGTCAGAGTAGAGAAACGGTGCTTCTTGTGAAGGTCGATAGTTTCTTCCTTGGAGTTCGTTGCCGCCAACTTTACTCCCGGGAACACATCAGCCCACAGATACTCACTGTCAGTGATAATCTGATACACACCATCGTAGAAGGAGCGTGTCAGCATACCCGAGTGAGCAGAAGCAAGGGACTGTGAATCCGGGAATCGACCCATGACCCACGACAGGAAGAAGATACCGAGGGTGGACTTACCAGTACCGGGCGGCATGGAAATCGTCAGTAAGTCCAGCCTATCGTCAATCAAATCTTGCATTGCCTGTACGACAGGGTGCATGACCTCACGGCGAGGGACATAGAACTTCTTGTCCGGCTCACGTTCCCATTCGACATAGAGCAGATAGCTTTCAAAATCGAATGGGGCGGCGGCGAGCAGAACCTTCTTGTGAAGCATAAACAGGGAGCGAAGCTCCTTGTCTGTTTCAGACTGCGGAATCCGATTCTCGATAATGTCTGACAGCTTTTTCAGATACTCCACGGATAGGGGAATATCTGTCTTCTGTGTCTCAAGACAGATATGGTATAAATCCTCATAGGCTCTTACCCCGGAGGGTGTCTTTTTGATTTGCCCGAGAATTTTTTCAAGTAACTCTTTCATAAATACCTCCAAACAAAAAGAGAGTACGTCACCGTTCAGAGAATTAAATCTCTGTGCGATAACGCACCCTCGTCATTAAAATCTTTTTCTTCGTTTTCGTTTCCCTCGGTGGTGAGACTGCTCATTCATTTTCACAATCTCATAGAGTACCGCAAAGGGAAATATCAATATTGCCAGCACCCACATAGGCTCATTCCTCTGTCAATGGGATTTCGACCTTCTTGCCGCCGGACAGCTCCACCGATACGGTAGAATCATCGTCAAGCTCGAACAACCACACCACATCAGCGGTCGTGCCGCTCTGCACATTGGAATCACACTGCACATAGCCGTTGGTTCTGTCACCTGTCGGTACAAGCGGTGACAATTCGACACCGTTCTGAAATGCCTTGACGGTCACTTCATCAGCCGGGACAGCAGTTTCGGAGCTGTCGTTAGTGTACTGCGTATAGACAGCCACACAATCGTACTGCTCGAGAACAGTGAGCTTTTCTCCGCTGACATACGAGACCTTGTGTTGTGGTTCAGCTCCACACCCGGAGACCGCCAGCATAAGCACTCCGGCAAGCATAATAGATAGCATTTTCTTCATTTCTACACCTCCAATGGGAGAATCGGGGAGTGTACGCCTTGCACCCAGCCCATGTCTCCATATTTGTACTTACCCTCATAGAAGGGGCGGTTAGATAGGATTCCTCGAATGGTGGACGGCTGAAATCTCTTGCCTTTTCGGGTTCGATACCCACCATCGTACAGAATCTCGCAAATGTCCAGCAAAGAGGTGTGATTCTCGTCATGCTCTCGGAATATCGTCTCCACGATAGGGCGTTCCTCCGGGTTCTGCATGAGCATACCGTCCACGCAGTAGTAACCATACGGCTTATTGCCGCCGGAATACCCACCGCACTGTGCCTTGATAGACCGCCCACGCCCGGTACGCAGAGCGATGTTCTTTCGCTCCTGTTCCGCAACGAACATCAGCAGAGAGCGGTAGATGTTGGCGAAATCGTCACCCTCCGAAAAATGCTCCTCGGTAGATAACAGCTTCACGTTCCGCTTCTCGAGCGTGTAGAAGTAATAGAAATACAATTTTGTGTCACGAGCAACACGGTCATTCTTGAACACAATCACAGCTTCATGTGCCGGGAGCTGGTCTGCATTGTAGAGAATTTTGTCCAGTTCCGGGCGGTTGTCCTTCGCACCGCTGATTGTATCGGTCAGCCAGCACACGATTTCAAAATCATTCCTGTTGGCGTAATCAGAAATCGCCTGTTTCTGTACCTCGATACCGTATTTATCGTCCGCAGACTGTTCCTCCGTAGATACACGGATATAACCAATCGCTTTCACGAGATATTCACCTCCTCAAGTAGTAAAAGTAGTAGAAAATCAAAAATTGCGGTAACTTTTGCTATATATGCGTGTACTAAGAGGAAGTTACACGCAAAATGCTGTTTTTCAACTACTTTAACTACTTCAATCCTTCTTTTCGTAGGTGAGAACGATGTTATAGCCGAGAGCGTCCATCATTTTCACGAAGGTATCGTTCACGATTCCACCATTCTTCTTGAGAACTCGGTTGATGTACTGTCCAGTAGTGCCGATTTCTTCACCCAACTGCTGTTGTGTCTTCCCAGCTTCGAGGAGCTTCACCTTTACATCAACTTCAATGTTATTCTTAACCATGTTTTGACCTCCTATATGTTGTTTGTGATACGAGTATAGCACGAGAAAGGGAGATTGTCAACACTGATAGGATAATAAATTATCTTTTATAGGGTCTTTTTATTTTTTGAGAATATTCAGCGTACTCCCTCGCCCGGTTTTGCCCCTTGTCAATCCCCCTCCGGGGGTGTACCCACAAGCCCCGAAAACGCCGCCACAAGCCCGGGAAACGGTAAACCCATATTTATCAATGGATACAGCGGTGGCGGTGGTACAGTAAGGATTATTTCCTATGTTGAGCCGAATTCCGTAGACCGGAAAAACGCTCTTCGGTTGACTTCTATGCGTGCTGATGGCGGTACTCCTACCGCAGAAGCGCTTGCATATATGCTGAACCGGTTGGAAAAGCGCTCTGAGCCTTCGAAGATTTTGTTTGTTGTTACTGATGGAAACAGCAACAATAAAGCATATCTTCCGATGCTTCTGGCCGAAGCTAAACGAAATCATATCATGGTTATTGCTGCAGGTATTGGTGCTTGTCGCCAAAGAATTCATTCGGAGTTTCCTGAAAACTTCTTGGATATTAGCGATATGAACAGCATGCCTCGCAACATCTGCAATATCATCAAACGTAAGCTTGTCAATTAAAGGAGGACGATAGTTATGTTGTACGGGCTGATGCAGTCCGATGGGAAAATCATCCGCAAAGAGGCTGAACTCTATAAGCTTCTTATCACAGCAACCGACAAGGATGGCAAGCGTTTCAACAAAAAGACTTCTGCGACCGTAAAGGTTGGAGATACCGTCTATCGTGAACGCTATGTATCCGCCATTTTTGAGTGTACATGCGACACGTCCGATGGGCAGTCTGCACGCACTCATCTTGGTCATACTTATAAGAAAACCGGAATGATTCGCGCCCCGTTTAAGGTGGTTGCTATCGATACCTAAAAAATATGCCGCTGTCTCGAAAGAGATAGCGGTTTTTTCTTATGTATGCTGTTTTTTTGTGCCCCTTATTTCGCTAAATTCTTATTTAGCGAAGTTATGCCACGCTTGTTTTTATGTGGGAATTTACTCCCCTCGCTTTCGTTACTTGCATTTTTTAACGCAAATTTGCAGGACTTAATGCAAGATGCAGCTTTTAGTTTTGCAAATATTGCCCAGCGTCTGCATAAGAGCGATTCTACAATCTCCCGCGAAATCATCCGCAACCGTTATCAAGTTAAAACCAGCGCCAACCACACAGTGCTCTGTGCCCGTGCAAATGTCTGCACAATGGCAAACCTTTGCAGCACCGATTGTAACCGTACAAGCTGCGCTGATTGCGCCGAGGTCTGTCATGTGACCACCGCCAAACTACCGGCTACGCCATTGCGCATATCATTCTTGCAAAATCTATCGATGACTGTTACGATTTTCCTAAAACATATTTATCTTTTCGTCTTATTATATTATATTTATAGTATAGTTGTCATCGCAAAAGAAGATATAAGCTCTGAGTTTATCGCTCATGTAAATACATATTGTGTAATGAATATGGTATAATCCGATTTGTATAACACAAACCAAAGGAGAAAAATTAAGTGGAGAAAGCATCGTACAGTCTTAGCGCTATCAGGCATTGCAAGCAATTAGTACAAAACACTTCTTGGAGTACACGGTTAAAATCAGAACACTATACGAGAAGTTCGGAGATAAATAGCTTGTTTGCTTCGTGCCAAGAACTCCTGCACAGCATACTGTTTTGTCCAGACCTCTCCCCTGCTTATGATTATCAGCAAATGGTCATTTCCAAAAAGTATACAAAAACCCAGCTCGATAACCAGCTGCGCGTTTGTCGTTCTTTTGCTAATGCTCAAATTTCGCTTATCGAAGATGCAATAAAAGACGGTTCTGTGGATTGCCTGCCTTAATTGCTTCTCATATAAGGAAGTTCGCCAAGCCGGAGGCTGCCAACAAGTCGAAAGCCAAGCACTTAGAATTGACACACTTCTGTCCATTGCAGAGTGGACTTGCCCGACGTAGGAATTGCAAAACATATAACTCTCCCCCTTCCCTATTGCGATGACAGCCACCAAATGTAGCAAACCTGTTTGTGTTAGTCTTTCGGTCAGAAACAGAGTCCTTCCTTGTGCTGTGGCGTGACAGCTTTCTACATAGATTAACTCTGAGAGATTTTTTGTTTCTGTTGCTCCCACAAAATTTCCTCTACATAATTTGGCAAAGTTCGGGGCGCAACTATAGCCTCACAAACCAGTTCTTGGCTGCAATATCGAATTCTAAAAAAACTCACCCCGCATCGAGGTGAGTGGTATGAAAAAAAGATATTCTTTTATGCGGTTTTCTCCGGCATATACGATAGAATCGTATATAGTGGCAAAAATCTGACAAATTCGGGTGCAAGGTGTCTGCGCACTTCTGCAAATACACACCATTTTATCGACATCTCAGACAAACTGTTCGAGTCAGAAGCGCTTTTCGGTAGTGTTGGCAGTGCTTGCTGTCTCTCAGAGTTACATCGCCCACAATACCAGCGCCGCGACCACAGCAACAGCTACAAGCTGCCGTTACCAAAATAGCCATAATCGTTTGCCATAGCACACTACCTCATTCGCTATATTTGTCCTTGTTCCCTGTGAGAATATCTTCGCAGACAGACGCATACTCCGGCAGCATCTCCAAGAACGGCGTCCAGCGCAGACGCACTTCCTTGGTTTCCATCTCATCCAGATTACTGCTGTCATTCCAGCTTTCCGTTTCCAAAACGACATCGGTCACAATTTCGCTGAATAGACGGTACGCTAAGCTGTGCGCGGTGTGGAAGCTGCAATATTCTTCGCCCCGCCGCTTATCGGGATTTATGGTCATTAGGACATACCCGATTTTCTCGGACCAGACAAGGTCTAAGTTGGAATGCCGGTGGATGTACCCGGAGAAAGCATCGGCAATACGGTCCATTTCTGGGCTTTTCTGAATGTAGTTAGGCATTATGATGTTGGTCCTCCAAAATTGATATTTTTTGAATTTCGCTGGCACCAAGTACCGGGATATAGCGTCCCGGCTCGATGACGGCGAGATATGCGTCCTCGGCACCGTTTTGCGGGTAGAACTCATCCACCACGCCGCGATGCATATTGTTGTCTTGGTTTTGAGTCCATCGAATACGGGTGCCGCATACACAGCGGCTCATGGTTGCGATGATTTCAGTATTGGTCATGTCTATATTTGACTCCTTTCATTCTGCGTAAAAAGGAAGACGTCTGCTGAGTCTTTCGATGAGCGTCTGTGTAGATGCCTTTTTAGCACCCATCTCGATGCGCTCAATGCTGTTCGGTTTTGCCGTCTCGAACTTTTTAGCCAGATTATCCTCGTACAGGTGCAGAGCCTCGAGGATGGTTTCGACATCGAATTGTCTTGTAGGGCCGAGGTCATAGTAGTTGTTGCGTCCTGTAGGAATTTGAGGGATGTTCATAGCCGCACTCCTTATTTAGTTGCTCTCTTCGGATTCTTCTACCTTATATGGCTCGATGTAACGACAGTCAGGGAAGTTCTTGCAGCCATAGAATTGACTGCCCGGCTTCGGACCAAACTTTGCAACGCGGAGCACCAGAGCGCCGCCGCACAATGGGCAGACCTTCTCGGATTCTTTCTTTTTCTTTTCTAATACGCTCTTCGGAATAGAACCTGTCTCAATCCACTTACGGAATTGCTCGACCGACATACTATACTTAGCACCGTCTTTGTCTTTCAGGTCGATTCTGTTTGCGCTGTCAATATAATTTGTCAGCATATATTTTTTCTGCTTTTCGGTGAGCGGAGTCCACGAATAGGTGTGCTCTGAAAAGCAGATGATGCAGCTATTGTGGACAAGCCGGTGGCGTGGATAGTTTGAGTAATTAGTCATATCTGATACCTCGAATGCAGTGAATTTGGCTGCCATAGTCAGTGATATACACTCCAACTGTGTAGTTGGGGTGTTTTTCTCTCTTTACCAAAATTATATCAAACTGCGCATCCTATAATTTGGACTTCCAGCAAGAATACATCATCTTCGGGATAATGTACAAAAACTACAATCCATTTTTGTCATGCAATACCTAAAACGGATTGTATTTGTTTTGCTTTTCGAGAGCATTCCATTCTTGCTGTCTTGTTCTCGGCGCATCCGACAGCCGACGAGATTCTTAACGAGGTAATTGCCAATTCCTTTTTTTTGTTTTTGATTTTTTGTTTTCAGAAGACACATATTACTTCGTACCGTGGAGAACTGTGCTGTCTATAACAACTGTAATTTCTTAGTATGTTCGATGTCCTATTCCGCGCAATCTGACCAAAGAGAGATTTTTACACTTCAAAACCGTAAAAAACTACGTTTAGATATGCTGAGAACCCATTCGCTGCTCTCCCCTTCCCTGTTTCTAATCAAACCTCCTTGTTTATAAAAGGAGTTTTTTTGTTGCCCTTTTTTAAAAAATGCACTTCAAATAGCACGCAGACGAATACTATCTGTTAAACTATTGCAGATAAATACAATATGTAATGTTGTAATTCTCTGTTTTGTTAGTTTTTTGCTCGTCACTATTGTTATTTAGAACACATTTTCCAAATTATTTGAGGTACTATTGCAGATTTTGAAAAAAGAAACTCCTTTTATCAAAGCAAAGTCTATTTTACTTTTGCTCTGAGGACTCTCTGGTATAGCAGAGAAATAAGCGAAGCATCACAAGATTTCTCGTAATTTTTAAAAAAACTTCTCCCTTTCTGATTTAGAAAGCCATTAAAAAACGAGCATTTTATTTCGATACTTCGTTGTATTTACTTTTTCTGTTTTTTAAAAAATAAAACTCCTTTTATTGTGTAAAGCTCTTTCCTTTACACGCTTATCCTCGTCCGTTCTCCTTCCCTGTTACTTGTCTTGAAGGGAATTCTTTCCGCCAAGAACAAGTTTTTGCCGGAATTTAATATTTTGAAAAAACAAAACTCCCTTTATCAAAATGCAAAAAAGTAACTCCCCTTATCAAATCTAAAAAACAAAACTCCTTTTATCGAAATTTATCGCGCAATCTGAAAAAAGAAACTCCGTTTGGTTCAACAAAACTGCTTCGTCATATCTTATGTAGTCTTTTGTTCCACATATAGGATAATATATGGTTCAAATCATAACACTTCACCTGTATTTTACGATGCAACGATATAACGCAAGCCATTTTTTAAAAAATAAAACTCCTTTTATTCTTCATTCCACTCCCCTACCGTCCATACCAGACGTAGCTTTCCATTGCAAAATCCAATTTTTGAAACAATAAAACTCCTTTTCTTAAAATTTAAAAAAAGAAACTCCTTTTATGAAGGGCTCAACTGTCGCGTTTAACAAGGAAAAATAATGGTAATGCTGCAATCATGTTCGTTTTGCGCAGGAGTAGTACGAGATACAAACATTCTGCGTCCAGAGCTCATTTTTTTTAAAAAAATCTCTCCCCTTTATCTTGTGAGCAGTGTTTCAAAAGCACACAATTTATAACGGTATATCGATGATATATACTGTCCTATTTTTAAAAAAACAAACCTCCTTTTATGGCTGACGCCATCGCTATAAGCCCTTTCACCTCTCCCCTTCCACACCAGTGATGCAAAAAGTATCACGACAGACATGGAATTCTCTCCGACTGTCCATGATTTTTGCAACAAAAGACTCCTTTTCTCAAATTTTGGAAAACAAACCTCCCTTTCTCAAATTTTGAAAAAAGAAACTCCCTTTGTCGGCACTCCCCTACCCTTCTCCTTTGCAGCGATAAAGACAACTGATGTCTGACGCCGCGTATGGATGAAGTGAAGTATTTTCTCGGCCTTTGTTTTACGGTGGGGTCTTTCTTTGAAATTTTAAAAAGCAAAACTCCTTTTATCGTATCCGCTGGTGCTCCCCTCTTCCTTGACAGCGTACAGAAAATACCGTTCAGTCAGGTGCAAATCATCTAATACGACAAGTTATTCTGCCATATGAATGCTATTTGTCAGTCATGCTCTATCTCAAAAGGAGTTTTGTTGATTACAATATTATCAAAAATTCTCCCTTTGACCCATCAATTCGACTCCCTCCGAAAGTGAAAAAAACTCCTTTTTAGCATCAACAAAACTCCCACCCTACATATATATAATAAATAGAAATAAAGAGATAAAAAATAAAATTATTATTTTTAAAAATAACGACAGACAATAAAACTCCCTTTATCACAAAAGGGAAAATCTTATTGACAACTTCCCCTTTATGGTGTAGTATGTACTTACGAAAAAAGGCCGAGAAAGCTTATAACGGGCGTTGTAGGATGTCGGGCTTCATCTAATAGAAAGCCGGTTACTATTTATGGCAAAGGAAAAGAAAACTGTTATCGAGGGCGAGGTTCTGGATAGTCAGAACCATCACTCCCCTGCTCGGAACAAACTATCCGTTACGAGTATGACGGTAGTGACCAAAAGTAATGAGCTGATACAAAAGACTCGTTACTCTCTTCCAAAAACACAGCAGAAGTTGCTCCTTGCAATGATTGCGCAAATCAACCCCAAGGAAGATACTGACCCGAATAAGGTCTATACGATGTCTTTTAGTAATTTCTCCCGTCTGACAGGTGCAGACACTCGCAGCTCGTCTTACAGGACTTATCTTAAAAATACCATCAAAAAACTGGCCGACTCGAGTTTCTGGGTGGATGATGGTGCAAAATCCAGTGATTTGTATCGCTGGATTAGCGGCGGAACGAATATCGATTTCGAGAATAAGACCATCAATATGCGATTCTCTCCGGAGATATTCCCCTATTTAACGCAGCTCAAATCCAACTATACAAGCTTCGATGTAGAATATTTGCTTAAAATGAACAGCACATATTCTATGCGTATTTATGAGATTATCCTCTCTTATGATAACGGCGAGGCAGATTACGGATACACCAATGGCATCGTATTTCAGCCTGCAACGGATGAATTTCTGAGAGCCAAGTTTCCCAAAAGCGCAAAGCGTCTTCATGGATTCAAGTATAAAGTTTTCAATATACAAGAATTAAAGCTTCAGCTCTCCCCTGCCCCGGATGACGGCAAGGGCGGAAAACAGGATAAGCCCTTAACGGAGAAATATGCGAGCTACAAAGATTTTGATAAAAATGTTCTTACCAAAGCAAAAGAAGAGATAAATGCTGTTTCCAATCTCTGGTTTGATTATATCCCTGCACGAATTGCCGGAGAAGGCCGTAAGGGATACCAGCTGCTCTATTTGTTCATTCGTTATAAAACAGCTGAAGAACTTGAAGAAATCAGAGAGAATAGTGTAGTATCCATCTATGATGATATTATCGTAGAAGACCGCAAAAACAGAAAACATAAAGATTCTGTTGCTGCTCCTGAAATTAGCAGAGGCTTGATATCTGCTGACATTTGTAAGTTGTCGGTGACAAGGGCAACCAGAGAGCTTGAAAAACTTGCAGACTATGAATCTATCCATGATAAATTGGGAAATGATTTTGAGTCTATGATATCGGGTGTTCTTGTTTATGTGGCTAGAACATTAACAAATAAAAATCCGAAAAAGGCAGACCTTGCAAAAGAAACCTTAGATGCTTTAAATCGTGTTTTGGAGCATAATGAAAACCTTAAATATTGGGTTGTTGGCATGGCTCAAATGATGATTGAAAAAAGAGATGCTGGCAAGTTGAAGTCAGCGCAATACAATGCCGCAATCGTAGTTAATGCGATTGAAGATGTTAAAATTATTGAGGATGGAAAACAGAAACTTAAAGCGATAGAGAGCGGACAGGCTGATAAGTTTAATCAGCGTTGGATGAGTCAGTTCGATGAATAAAACACCTGCCCCCTATTCTATTTGCTAATTCACAATAACAGCAAAACACTCCCGCAGCCAGACGGCACGGGAGTGTTTTTTTGTGCAAAATTTAGGAGCAACAGAAACTATTGATTCTTGCGTTTTTACTTTTTGTATAAGGGTGTTGAGAAAATCTACAAATATGGGAGCAACAGAAACATTTGAAACAAGAGTTTTCACTGATAGAAACGGGCGACATTTATCCCCTATATATTGTTGACATTGCCTTCTAACATGATATAATTATAGAATAAACAGCAACAGAAGCTTTATACTTACAGATTTTACTTGTGAATTGAACGGAGATAAAAATGAGCGCTAAAATCATAACTATAGCTATTGAAAAAGGCGGCTCTGGAAAAACGGTGACCGCTTCTAATCTTGCATACCTGATGGGTGATGAAGGCAAAAAGGTGCTGTGTGTGGATACAGACCCGCAGGGCAATTTGACATTTGCTCTTTCTGGCGGCAACAGTATTACGAGCGGCATTTATCATGGCAAAGCGTTGTATGATTTGTTTGACGGATTCAGATATACCCATACGCGTGACTATATCGTAGAAACAGAATATGAGAATGTTGATATGATACCTGCAAGCAGCCAAACACCTCGTATCAACAAGCGTCTGCAAGACTTATATGAAGATGCACAGCAATTTAAAGATGGAGACCCCAAAAAGCTATCGAGCATGGGTGACTTCCTTCTCTATTTCTTGAATCAGGTGCGCGATGATTACGACTATATCATCATCGACACGCAGCCCACTCGCGACAGCCAAATACTTTCCAATGCCATCGCAGCGGCGGATTATGTGCTGATTCCGATGCAGTGTGATGCTTTTTCCGAAGATTCTGCTTTTCGCACCTATTCGATTTGCAATAAGTTGAGCAAGGACCCGGCGTCAAGACTCAAAGGTATTGGTGTAGTTCTTACGATGGTAGATAAAGGCGCGGCAACGCGTGAGACGCGGGAGGAGTGCAAGTCAGAACTTGGCTCCGCACTCTTTGAAGCGGAAATTCCGATGGCTTTGGCGGTCAAAAGCTCTGTAAGAAAATGCGTACCGGTTTGCTATTCGGCGAGAACGCAGCCAGTAGGTAGAAGCTATGCCGCTCTTTACGAGGAATTGAAAGAACGCCTTGATAAGCTGGAGGAGAACTGAAATGGGTATGAAGACTAAGCCGTCGAAGGCCAGCGCAAAGAAAGTTGTCATGCCGAGCAAGGAAGCAATCATGGATTGCAATAATAATGAAGCAGGAGAACTCTTGCTCAGTAAACTCGTGAACGATAAAACTATCGAGTACGCCAGCAGAGATATCATGCTCTCTGATATAAGACTCAATCCAGATAATGAGGTCTTCCGGCAGGATGATAACGATGAGGATATCAAAACTCTTGCGGAAGATATTGAAAGGAATGGACTGATGCACAACCTTGTCGTACTGCCGCAGCAGGAAGGCAAGAATACGGTGTACATGTTGATTTCCGGTGAGCGTCGCTATCGTGCTCTTAAATATCTGGAAGAAAAAGATGCGAGCTGGAATACGGTAAAGCATTGCAATGTTATCACAAGCGATTTAACAGATAACGAAAAAAAGGTTTTGCTTTACAGTGCCAACCTTCAGGTTCGCGGCGGATTTGGTAATGAAAAGATTCGTCGGAAGGCAATGGTCAGCTTTATTGAGTGTCTGCAAAAAAGCCCATACAATCTGACCGAGGCGCAAGCAAAGAAAACAATCAAGAGCCTGAGTCCGGAAAATACCAAAACGCTGGACAGGGACATCAGAACAGAAAGAAACCTTTGCGCAGAACTTAAAGTGTTACTGGACGGAGGGTATGTTAGCAGAAGCGAAGCGGATGTCTATTTGCATTTCCCCAATGACAAGCAGGTGATGATTGCTGAAAAGCTGCAAGGACTATTCGCTGTAGATTGCTATTCTGACGCAGAAAGGCCAGACGAGCGTAACAGCGTTGAAGTACGACGTGATAACCTGCACATCACATTCCGTGAGGCGTTGTTTGCTGCAACCAAGGCTGGAACTTTTGAAGAGCTCGATGCAATGTTCGCAAAAGCTTTGGAAGATTATGAAACAGGATTGAAAACACTCAATGACAAAGCTGCTGAGTATGCTGCTGCGAAAGCAAATAATAGCGAAAAGCAGATGGAAGAGTTTGAGTACGATAATAAGAATCAGGCCGCAAAGGAAAAGAACGATAAGAAAAAAACGGTAAGGGCAGAGGTATCTAAGAACGCTGCGGAGACCGTCGTTCAGAAAAAAGCACCGGGAATCAAAAATCAGCTCGATGCAATTATCAACCGTAAAAACTATGTAAAATCCCTCAGAAAACAATCCCCGGAAGTTCTTGAACAGGATATTCGTGCGTTGAATGAAGTTATTGCAACAGCAACAGTTCTAAAGGAAATGATTGAAAAGGCACAAAGACAGGACGAAGAGCAATGAATTTGAGCGCGGAAAAACCAAATCGAAGGCCCATTCGGTTATGCTCTGCAGTTTATGATGCGATTGACAGCGAGGCTGCGTACCGTGGCGAGAAGGCGGGCACTATAGCCAATCGGATACTTGCTGATGAGCTAGATAAGGTCGCAAAGATAGGAATCAAACATTGCGTTGTATATGGTTCAAACAAATACAGAAGCATGACGGGGACCGACAGGGAAGGGGAGGAATGGTATATACTTCCCGCAAAGGAAGAAATAGAAAAACACCTTCCATCTAAAAGTGTAGGAGGTAAATCAAAGCAGGTCAGCTTTTACTTGTCGGACAAACACCTCGCCCTGTTGGAAGAAATTGTGCGTTTGCAGAACATAATTAAAACGGTAGACTTAGATGGCAAGATTCATACATTACGATTCGCGGTCGTTGGATTATTGCTTAATAATAAGCTGATTCGCGAAACAGGCGATTATGAGTGTTGAACTTTGCTGCAAAGTCTATATAATGGAATCATTAAGATAAGTCATAATGTCACGAACTACAGAGCGAGTGAAACGATGGGTTTTCTTAATACAATAGTTTACAAACGGTCTTCCTTAGCGGCAGACCGTTTTCTGTTGTGAGAGGAGCGTGAATATTTGAAAATTACCAAAAAGGAAAATCAAAAAAAGGTCGTTTATAATTTCGCTATTATTTCTTATCAAAAAGAAGACGAGAAAAGGGTGATTTTGAAGCGACTAACGATTCCGTTGGCGTGTACACCAATCGAGAGCTACGAGGAGTTTTGTGCTGTTGTAGAGTCGATTGAAAAACAGTACAACCAGAAATATGGAGATGCAACAGTTCTAATTGCTTTGCCGATGGATTTTTTCCGCTTTATTCAGAGATGTGATTGGCTTAAACAGACAGCTGAAAATGAGAAGCGTCACATTGTAGTTTCCATTACAGTAAAAAATAAGGCAGACACATCTTTTGTATGGCAAATTTTCAATACCGGCTATGGCAGTAGGGAAGTAGAAGCAAGCATTAAGGATTTTTGGCAAAGCGCCAATGGGCTAAAGAAAGTAAAAGACGAAATGAGGAACAGGGGGTATCAGGACAGCGACAATCTTTATGTGGATAATGTAAGAATTTTTGATTCCACCGGAAACGAAGGTTGGGATGACACCAATGTTCTCCTGTTTGAGAAGGAACAGGAATTTCTTAATAAGGATACTTATATGAATTTCTATCAGGAAATTCCGAAGTCTGTTTTCAACAGCGGACCTGTCGCAGACAAAAAATAGTATGCCTATAACGCCGACCCTCCTTGTTTGGGCCGGTGTTTTTTGTTGAAATGTAAGGAGAAATGAAATACATGAAACTCAAAGATTATTTAGAGGATAACGGTGTTGTTCTCTGGCAAGAAAATTCAGTAAATGGGCCCCAGCAAACAAAGTCTCTTGCTATGTACGATTATGTGGAAGGATTGGACCGCATTCTTGGAAAAATGGTTTGGATTTGCGATTACCGTGCAAACGAAGACCCCAAGAAAAAACCAATTCGAAATATCGAGCCGACCCCGGTCGTCGTAACAGATGCCAAGGAAACGAGCAAGGATATTTATTATTCGCCCGTTTATTTCCGACCTGTAAAAAACGGAAAGGTCTCATCCAAAGTCATAGCCCCGATGGACAATACGGGATTTCGGTGCCATACAGGAGAGTCGGTAAACATTTTCTACACCGTTGAGGATTGTGTAAAGTGTTACCGCGAACAGGTGCGGCAAGCGAAGGCGGTTTACGAAGAAGAGCTTGCACGTATCACGAAGCTGTTTGATGAAAGAATTAAGAAGCTGGATGCATCACTTGTTCCGTTCGAGGACTACAACTGATAAATTTACAAAAAGCATAATAATTGTGCGATAGTTATTATCTGCACTTCTAAAAACGGATTTCTCAAACAGAGAAATCCGCTTTTTTCACAAAAAAGGAGAATGAAAATGAAAGTAGCTTTTCTGAAATGTTGGCAAGAAAATTATCCGGAAGAAGGACCGGAGCTCACATGCGCTTTTCTCGACGACATAGAACGCATAAAGAGAGTTTACAATCGCAGAACTTTAAACGATGCTTCGGTGGATTGCTATGTCCACAATGAGCAGCATGTGAATGCGTCTTACGGGTATCTAAAGGCAGGCGTTCCTGCAACGGTCGAGGAGTATACGCCGCTGCTCAAAGAACTGTACGCTGTCGGTTACGACAAAAACAGCATCGAAATATGCCAGGATTTCAAATTCTGATGTAAAAAACGCATAGAAAGGAAATAAAACATGGATAGTAGTTGGAAGAATCTTCAGATTCGCATGGAGGCTGCTTGGAATATGCGCACAACCCCTAAAACCAAGCGTCCTAAAACCGGTGATATCATCAGCAGCGCACATTCCCTCGATTGGAATAAGAAGAAGGTGCGGCAGCTTCAGCAGCAATGGAACGATGAAGTAACCAAACTTGTGGCTGACCGCAACAAAGCTATTTCGGATGTCATGGTTGATATCCTCACGCTCATCCGAATGGATATAAAAAGTGCATCTTCTGTCTTTATCAGTCATGATGCAGCGAAAATGCTTTGGGAAAAGGCGTATGAGTATGGTCATGCAAATGGCTTTACCGATGTCTATTGTGCCATTGAGAACTACGAAGAAGTTGTCATCGAAGCTTTGAAAGGGAAAGAAAAGTAACTTTGTAAAGGAATGAGAAAAATTTATGGATTTATACGAAGTTGAAAGTAAAATCAAAGAGTTGGAAGCATCCTACAATAAAGAGGCAGACAATCTTATGCAGGAGCTCAATGCCTACAAAAAGAAGAACCCGATTCTTCCTATGTATGGAGATGACCCGAATGTCGACAAGATGATTGCGAATAAAAATCGAATCATCCGCAGTCAGTACACTCGTCGCGAAAACAAAATCCACAAACTGTGGGAAAAGTTCTACGATGATGTCACGGACATTGTCACAGCAGAATATAATCTTCCCACAGATGTAGCCAAACTCGTTGTACAACAAGTGCGTGACCGGGATATAGGGCGCAGCGAACTCGCTTCTTATCTGGACCATTATGCAATCTTTGCCGAAACGGTTCTGGACGCTGTGTTTTGACGTACTCCCACCCCTTACGCAATGGGCTTCCTTGGCGCCGATTCTGTGAACCTCTTGCGAATCTGTGCGAAGTGGCTAAAATTATAAATAACAAATAAAAATCAACGTGCAAAGCAAGTCTCATTTCGTTTTTTGAGGCTTGCTTTTTCAATGTTCGATATTGCTAAAGCCGCTAAAAGTGGTGTATGATAAATACTACAGCGGCTATACTGAAAGGAACAGAACTATAATGACTGAATATATCAATACATACAATGAACTCTGCGAGAAGGTCAAGCGCTGGAGCGCAGCGTATTATGAGCAGGATGCTCCTGTCGTAACGGACGAAGAGTACGACCGTGCGATGCACGAGATTCGTGACCTCGAAGCCGCGCATCCGGAACTTGTCACCTCCGACAGCCCAACGCAGGTAGTCGGCGGCAAGCGCGTTATTGGCATTCCGGTTGAACACCGTGTCCCGATGCTCTCACTTCTGGACGTCTTCTCAGACGCCGAGGTGCGCGATTTTGCGGCTTCTGTAGCAAAGGAATATCCTGATGCCACTTTCTCCATTGAGCGCAAAATTGACGGCCTGAGCCTGTCTCTGGTGTACGCTAAGCCTGTCGGTTCTGACGGAAAGCTGCGGCTCGTACAGGCGTCCACTCGCGGCGACGGTCATGTCGGTGAGGATGTTACCGACAATGTCAAGGTTCTTGGCATCCCTGTCAATATCCAGATGCCGGAAGGTATCTGGAAAATCGAATTGCGCGGCGAGTGCTATATGAGCGAAGAGGACTTTGAAGCAACCAACGCCAAGCAGGAAGCAGCAGGGAAGAAGCTGTTCGCCAATCCCCGTAACTGCGCTGCCGGTACGCTGCGTCAGTCTGACCCGGCTGTCGCAAAGGAGCGGAACCTGAAAGTGTTCATTTTCAATGTGCAGAGTGTCAATGACGGGGAGGATTCCTCTGAGTTTGCTGACTCTCACTGCGACCAGCTTAGCTATCTGCGCGATGTTTGCGATTTCAAGACCACCTACTACGCGCATTGCAATGATACCGACAGTATCCTCGCCGCTATCCGCGATATCGGTGAACACCGGTATGATATTGATTATCCCATTGATGGCGCTGTCATCAAGGTAGACGAAATCGACATCCGCAAGAAGATGGGCGAGCGGACCAAAACTCCTAAGTGGGCTATTGCTTTCAAGTATCCCGCTGAGGAAAAGGCTACGGTTCTTCGCCGTATCGTGTTGCAGACGGGTCGTACCGGCCGCGTCACTCCTGTGGCGGAATTCGACCCGGTACAGTTGGCCGGAACCCGTGTTGAACGTGCTACTCTGAACAACGCGGATTTCATCAAAAATCTTGACATCCGTATCGGTGACACCATTGTTCTGCACAAGTCCGGTGACATCATCCCGAAGATTACCATGGTCGAGAAGGAAAAGCGTCCGGCAGATGCTGTGCCCTATGACATGTCCAGTCAGGTTTGCCCTGTCTGTGGCGAGCCTATCGCTTCCGTAAACGGGTCTGTGGACCTGTATTGCACGAACGATGCATGCCCCGCCAAAACGGTCAACCGCATCATCCATTTCGCATCCAAGGCGTGCATGGACATCAAGGGTCTTGGTCCTCAAATCATTCAGGACCTGGTCGATAGTCGGTTCATCTCCAACCCCGTAGACCTGTACTGGCTTTATGAGGAAGAATCCGAACTCATCGACATGTACGGTGAAAAGACGGCTAAGAAGCTGCTCGCAGCCATCGAGAACTCCAAGACCCAGAACGCAGACCGTGTTCTTAAAGGTCTTGGCTATCGTCTTATTGGCGGTCATGTTGCTCGTGCTCTGTTTACCCAGTGCAAGGCAACGGACGGAAACCTGCTCGGCTTATCTGCCCTGTATGTGGATAACATCAAGGATTACAACATCCCCGGTTTCTCTGATGCCATCTATGCCGCTCTGGACGCTATGCTCTCTGACCCTATGTTCAAGCAGGAGGTCACAGCCCTGTACAAGGCTGGCGTCAACCTCGATTACCATGCACCGACTGCGTCCGCAAACGGTTCCGCTGAGGATGCTGTATCGCTTTCCGGTAAGACCTTTGTAATTACCGGAACCCTGCCAACGATGAGCCGCGAAGAGGCCAAGACCTTTATCGAGGCGCACGGAGGTAAGGTGACCGGCAGTGTATCCAAGAAGACCAGCTATCTGGTTGCTGGTGAAGCAGCGGGCTCTAAGCTTGAAAAGGCCAACGCTCTGGGGATTCCCGTTCTGGACGAAGCAGGGCTTAAAGCCATGGTAAACCAGTGAGGGGGCACTATGTACGACACTAATCGGTTTATCCATGCCGCTGAGCCTTGCGCGTACCATGAAGCATTTGCCGAGGATATGAGACGCTGCGACAATGCACTTGGTATGGGCGGACTCATGAGCATCAACGCAGAATGCTGGCTCGAAGTATTGAACAGCATGACAGATGCTCAGATTGCCGAGTATGTCAACACAAAGTATAAGCCCGGTATTCTGAATCCGTTCATGGACACCTCGCTTTACATCAAGCACTAATTATATCCGCCGTTCCACCTTTCAAGGTGGGGCGGCTTTTGTTTTTCAAACAAACCTGTGGTGAATGTATCGATAAGATTTGCGAACAAGGTAGATTTTTTCTTGCGTTTTGCTGCAAAGTGAGTAAGATGAATTATATAAGATAAATCATAGTACCCATATGTAAATGCAGCAAAATGGCTTATCTTATATTCAAAATCTGACAGAGAAAGCAGCCAGTTCGTATGAATTGGTTGCTTTTTTGTTTTTAAAAAGCGAGGTGAAAATTGATGAATGGTAAAAAAAACAGACTATTTGTAGATATGGACGGTACATTAGCAGAATGGCAGGAGGGAACACCTCTTGAAGAAGTATGCGCTCCGGGTTATTTTGCACAATTACCTCCCAACGAAAACATGGCAAAGGCAATGATTCGATTCTGGGAATACAGCAGAAAGAACAACATCGAAGTCTTTATTCTTTCGGCTGTGTTCGATGATGGACATTCCATCCGTGATAAAAACGCGTGGCTTGACCAGTATATTCCGTTTATTGATGCCGAGCACAGGATTTTCGTTTCCTGTGAAGAACCGAAAACAGCATACATCAACGAACATCTTGGCGGCATGAGCGAAAGCGATATTCTTATCGATGACTACTCCAAGAATATCAAGGAGTGGATTGCTGGCGGCGGCAAAGCAATCAAGATGTTTAATCGTGTAAACGGGCGCAGCGGGGCTTACTTTGGCCCATATACCTGTTCGTGGCTGCACCCAGATATGATTGTGGAAGATATTAAGCGTCACATCAACGATGCTTGATAATTTGCTCATATAACAAACTCATAGATAGGAGGAAGAAACTATGTTTCTGACAAAGCAGGATTTCCAGAAAAATGTATCGCGGCATGATGGGAAAAGCAAGATTGTCGTAAAGTTTCACGGCGTGCCCATTTATACATTTTGTCAGGATATCTCCTTTAGGGAGAGCATGATGCTTGCCGAAACCATTGTGTCAGAGATTCTTGATGGCAAAAACAAGACAGCCCTCATGAGAATCAATGACATTCTGGAAAAGGAAACAAAGACAGAAAAGGAGGGCGCATGAGCGAATATCACGATGAAGATGGGTTTACATGCCACGCTTTGGTCGGAGGCACTGTTCCCATGCGAATCGATACACGATATCATGCTTTGCTTGCCTTAAAAAGAAGAACCAAACAGGATATAAGTAACGAAGAATGTATGGCAGAATTAAAATCGTTTTTCGAAAAGCCTGTAATGACCGGAGTTTTGGAAAGAACACCGATTACACACTTTGCGGCAATTTACGATGAAGAAAGCCATCTTTGCTACTTTACGCGCATCAATAAAAAGAGTATTTTTGTCGGCACTGTTTTGAAAAAACGAGAAGACAAGATACTTGTCCATCCAGACGATGAACGCTTTATAATCCGAAAAAATGGCTCGCTGGCTCATGTTAAAAGCGAAACAAATGATTGGTTTATCTCGAAAACCAAATGGAAAAAGGATTGCAAGGCAGCTCATATCAAAAAGTTCGCATAAATCACAATGGCCTCGTGCATTTTGCACGGGGCTTTTTGTTTTAGGAGGTTCTATGAAAAAACATATCGTATTTCCGCTCATTCTTTGTATGTGCATGTTCTTGACGAGCTGCGGTGTAAAGATGACCGGAGTAAAAATCCAGAATGTCGGAGAACTGACAACAGGGGACAGGCAAAGTCTTGTACTTGATTACGAGTTCAATCACGACGGCAGCGACAAAGAAAAGGAAAAAGTTATTGATAAGACACAACTGATTTTTTCCTCGGACAACATGAGCGTTGCAAATATCGTAGGAGACGGAAAAACAATTTTGGCCGGAACGGGCGGAACGGCAACTATCACAGTAAGGAGTTTGGACGGTACTATCCATGATAGTATAAATGTTACGGTTTTGGCTCGACCGAAGGAATTTTCTATTCCTCACGAACTCACATTGACACTTGGTAGTGAAGAAGTTAGCACTATCACCCCGACTGTCCAGCCGGAAGATTTTGATTATAGCAGTTGCGAATATTCTTCAAGCAACGAAGGTGTAGTAACGGTTGACCAAGATGGAAACCTTACACCCGTTTCGGCTGGAACCGCCTCGGTATATGCAAAGCTCCCCAAATTAAATATCGAACGAGAGTGCAAGGTAACCGTAATTGCTCCTATTGAGAAAATCACTCTCAGCAAAAGTGACGCAAGCATCAATGCTGGCGAAATGGTAAAGTTGAGCTGTACTACCTATCCGGAAACACCCGACACCTCTATCCTGCAATGGTCTACAAGTGACAGTTCCATAGCGACCGTTGATGCAAGCGGGACCGTTACCGGAGTAGGGAAGGGGATAGCCTTTATCAAAGTAAGTTACAAAGATGTATATGCCGTATGTGCAGTAAGCGTGAACAAAAAAGAATCCGAAACAAAAACAGATGGTTCACTGCCGCAGGGAAGCGGAGCACATAATGATTGGTATCGCCATGGTGACAGTTCTACATTTGATGCACTGTTGAAGGCAGTAAACAAGTATCGGCAGGATAATGGTATTCCTGCCTTACAAAAAGCAAGCAGTCTTACTGCCGTAGCCAATCAGCGTGCAGACAGCATGGTAGATGGCTCTAATGCCGCTTCCGGGTACAAAGAACTCCTTGCTCAAAACGGAAGGGCAGCAATCGATGTAGCACAGGCATGGTATAATACTGATTATTACAGAAGCCTGATGCTTGATAGCAGTGTTACTACTTGCGGTATTGCAGTTGATTATGATGGCGATGGATGTTCGATGTGGGTTATGATACTCTCGTGACGGAGGAAGCCATGACAAGAAAAACAGCAATGACAGCAAAGGCTAAAAGCACAACAGGCGCGACATCGCAGACTGCAAAAACAACAAAGGCAACTGCACCAAAGGAAAAAGCAAAAAAGCCGATTCCTCCAAAAGACTCCGTTAATTCACCGGACAAGAAACCATCAGCAGACAAAAATGCCGATACCAAGTTTCCGGGCTTTCAAAAAAGAAATGTTGCCGGAGAAAATGTATCAGTGAAGAAAATCGGCGAGTTCGGCATGATAGTGATTCACTATCCGACCACAAAAATCAGCGACATTTTATTGTCGGTATGGAACGATAGGGGAGAGACTGTGTTTTACAAGAAGGCAGTAAAAGCAGCGCGTATTGCCGGAGTGCAGGAACAAATCGCCGAGGCTGAGAAACTCTTGCAAACTGCTGCAAAGTAGATATACTAAAGACATCCAAAAAATAAAACACACAGACAAATATTCAAAATCGATATACCGTTATCTCACACGAGATGGCGGTATTTTTGTTTGTGTAAGTGTTTTGGATGAAAAGACATTTTTATCCGTGAGTAAATCACACACATTCAGCAAAGGAGATTTCAAATGGAAAACAAGATTTGGAACGCAGTCGAAGGCTTTGACCCGAACGATTCTTTGATTTGCTATCGCAAAACTGAGAAGAACGCAGATGGTACGGCCCGCCTGATGGATACGCTTTATATGCCGCTCCGCGCTATGCACGAATGGTTTTTGCGTTGCCATCCTGATGGTTCTGTTCTGATTGACAAGGAGTTTACGAAAGACAACGGCATTCACGCTGTCGTTCGTGCTGTTGTCTCTTATGACGGCCGAGAAGTGTCTGATGGCATCTGTGACGGCTGGAAGGAAAGTCGTGACGCCAATGGTGTTACGGTTCTTGATAAGAACTATTTGAGCAAGGCAGCCCGTCTCGCTAAACGTTATGCATTGTCCGTTGCCGGTTTCGGTATGCCGGGTGATGCGAAAGTGACCGATAGAACGCCTATCATCGAAGTTACGTCCGGTGTCAATATGCCCGATGAAAGCATGGGAATTACGATGGAAGTTCCGATTCCTCCGATTCCCGGTGTTACGATTTCAGCACCCGCTCCGGTTGCCGCGCCTGTACCCGTTCCGGCACCTGCGATTGCATCCAGCAATCCCATTACAGACGCTAATGCCAATCTGGCAGCAGCACCTAAGAAACGCGGTCGCAAGCCTAAGGCTATGGTTCCGCCTATCGATGTGCCTACGCCTATTGTTCCTCCGATGTCCGTTATGGTGGAGGACGAGGACGCCAGTAAACCCGCAGATGTTCCGGCAGTTCAGGAAACTACAGCGGCTCCGGAAGTTCCGGCAGAAACTAATGAGAATCCTGAACCCCTTGATGGAAATGCGCAGGCGGAACTGCTGGCAAGCGCACAGCCTGAGCCCAGCATGACCTATGAACAGGCGTTGCAGTGTACGATTCCTACCGGCAAGTACAGGGATATGACGATTGATGCGGCGCGTCGACTGGACGGCAACAACAAGGTCATTCCTACGTTCTTGAAGGGATGGTACAAGAACATGCCGATTCAGAAGGCGGCAGCAATTATCGCACGACATGAAGGGCTCGATTATAAAGAGCTCGAAACCATCACAATCGAGTAAGCCGGACAATAGTCCTCGCTTCTCATAAGGAGGATATATGTTCGATTATTCTATTTTGGAGGTAGTCCGTCTTTGCGGGTTGGAGACTGTGGGGTCTCCTTCCCGAAAAGGCGAACAGAAAGTAAAATGCCCGTTCGTAAGCGGAAAAACATTTGATGTAAACGTCACGACTTCTACCTATAAGTGCTGGCACGATTGCACAGGCTGTCCGGGTAACGGAAAAGGCGGAGTTTTGGCATTGTATCGAATGTTTCACTCGGAATGCGAAACCAATAAGGATGCCGCAAAGCAAATTCATTCAGCTCTTTACGGTGACCTGAAAACCGGCAGTAAGGATTACGAGGCGCGTAAAGCACAAATTATCAAGCCGCAGAAGGAAGTGCAGAAAACCAAATATGCAAGTCCCGATGAGATTGATGGTGTATATCGCGTATTGCTTTCCTTGCTTCCTTTAAAAGAAAAGCATAAAAGCAACCTGTTATCCAGAGGTATGTCGGCAAAGGGTATCGAAGATGGTCTGTATCGCAGCATTCCCGAAAACAAAGAGGAAATGTATGCATTGATGCAGAAACTCAATGATATGAACATCAAACTTGATGGCGTTCCCGGTTTCTACAAGAAAGGCAACAGTTATCGAATCTCCTTGCCGGGATTGTACGATAAAAATACCAAAACATTCTTTTACGGTTCCGGTTTTTTTGTTCCTTCGTTTGGACGAAACGGAAAGATTTTCTCTATGCAGATTCGTATGGATGATACTTATCTTTCTCGTTTCCCGGCAAAGCAGGCAAAACGCAGACGTTATATTTGGTTTACGTCTTCCGGTTACGATTCCGGGTGTCAGGCAATCAACCGCGCCACATACGGCGTTGTAGATGGAACGCCACGGAACACCGGTAATGTCGTCTATGTGACGGAAGGAGCATTGAAGGCACAGGTAGCACATGATATTGACCATAAACATCGTCAGTTCTGTGCTATTTCCGGTATTGCAAACAGTGAAGCGTTTCGCAAATTCGTAAGAACACAGAAAAAAGCAGGCTGCAAGATTCTTGTTGATGCTTTTGATATGGACCGAAACGAAAAAGATACTGTCAAGAATGCCATTGATAAGCTTTATGCCATCGCAGAAGAGGAAGGACTTCCGCTTCAACCGTTTGCTTGGGATGAAAGATTCAAAGGCATTGATGATTATCTGCTTCATTGTCGTGATGAACGTATCCAGCAACAAATCATTATGGAAATCTGCAAAACAGCGTAAAACAAGGGCGTGTATCTTCGGATACATGCCCTTTTTCTTTTGCTTTTCGCTGCAAAGTTCCTACAATAAAAGTATAAGAACCGATTCTGGAGGAAACTTCATTGATACACTTAACTTTAACCCAAAAAATCAAGGAAAAACTAAAAGAAGCACAGTCGTTTATCGCAAAGGCAGAACGCGGTACGTTTTCTAATGGAACTTGTATTTCCGATTACATCAAATTGGATATTTTAGATAACTGCATCAATGTGACTGTTACGAATGGAGCAACACAATTTTTTGAATCTACGATTGAGTGCGGTGAGGCTGCCGGAAGCGGAGAAGTAATTGTAGAGAGCCGGATGCTGTTTTCCATCATTGGCAAGCGAGGAGATATTATCCTTGAACGCAAAGATAATAATAGCCCGCTTACATTTATTTCAAAAAATTCAATTATTGAAATCGAAAACGCCAATATAACCTTTCCAATGATTCCTGATTTTGATAATGATGCGAAAGTCGCGACATTGCCGATAGGGAAACTCGCCGAAGGATTTGCCAAAGTCAACTATGCGGTGTATAAGGGTGATAATCCATCACTTTTGCTGTATTCCGGCGTAAAAGTTACATCCAAGGATGGTGTGATGACATTCATTGCCACAGATGGTTCGCGTATCGTGTGCGCTAATGTTCCGGCAGATACAACAAAGAAAAATAGCGAAATAGTGATTCCGCAATGGTTATCTGGATTTATCTGTTCAAATCCATGGGATAACCCTGAATCGCAGGCGCTTATTACTTATGACCAAAACCATATCTCTGTTACAGTTGGAGCATTAAGCATCGTGTCGTGCCGTTATCTCGGTCAATTCAGTGACATGACACAGGTAATATCAGAAAAGCGTTGGTGGATATCAGTTTCTGCGGACGATTTGAAAGAAGTCATTCAAGAGATTCTTACACTGCTTCCATCAAGAATATCACAGGCAAAAAAGACAATTTTTGAGCTGGAAGAAAACGCTTTATGCATTAGAACAACACAGAATATTGGTACAATAAGGGCAAGAGTCCCATGTACATTCAAAGATGAAGATATCCCGGAAGAATATATCAACGCTTATAATCCCGCATTCCTGCTTGAATCCATCAATGCACTTCCCAAAACAACCAACAAATTGATTCTTGGATTCAGTGAACGTGGAAAGCCAATGGCTATCATGTCTTACGATGACCCAGACTGTCTTTGCCTGATTGCAGCTGTCCGATTCCGTGATTGCTAACTACATATTGCATTTTGCTGCAAAGTAGATAAAATCGAAGTATAACAGAAATAAAAAACGAATAACCGATTCGCAATGTCAGCAGAGTATTCTGTCTTTGAAAATAAATCAAAGATAGGTACTCTGCTGTTTTATTTCTGTCAAACAAAAAAAGGAGAAATTTTATGGCAAAGGATATGAAAGTTAAAGATTATGTTGCTCAAATGCAGAGTGGACGCAGTTTTGTAAAGGCAAAGATGGACAGCGCCGGAATCGGTAAGGTTCATCTGAGTTTCGTTGAACACAGTGGCCGACCGAAATGCGAACAGGTAGCTGCCATTGAGGGTTATCTGAATTTCGAAGGCGCAGGCAGCGTTTCTCAGCTTTATTATCTCGTGATGTCTCGCGACATCCGAAAGAAGTATGCAAACAGCGTAAAGACTGCTCGCGAGACTGGTTCCAAGTATCCCAATGCTATTTGGGATAGCAATGGTGGCAGTTCCGAGAAACGCGACGCCAATGGAAACGTCATCAAACCGTGCCGTTATTACGCTGTTCAGGTTTCTCCCGGCAGCAAGAGCGATATCGTTCTTCAGGTCATGGAGGGCGAAGGCGAGGTTACGGAGACTGGCGGTTATATGCTGAAAAAAGGTGCAACTGTAAAGCGCATCAATGTCCCGTTCACATTCCTTGATTTCTGCGCTTTCGTCGTGGATATCCATGACGCAGTAGCCGCATACAAGAGTGTGCATGCTCAGCTTGGCTATACGGGTTCCGAAATCAATGAGTTCACTCCGTATAAGCCGCGCAATGTTGTGCAGCAGGAACCGATGAATGCCACCGCAACTATGCCTCAGGCTATGCCGCAGACATCCGTTCCTGCACCTGTTGCCACGCAGCAGAATGCTGAAAAGCTGTCCGTTGTCTTCGTTATGTACGACAGTCTCGGCAAAACGATGCAGGTCACGGATTCCGCACAGAATGTCATGACGATGTTTGGTAAGATGCGCAAGGCACTGTATAAGAATACGCCTGAGCATTACGCGCTCGTCAATGACAAGTATACCCTTGAAGCAGTTCAGAGCGCTCTTTATTCCGGCGCACCGACTATTCCTACCTGTCGTTTCCTCTCTGAAAAGCAGGACAAGGAATGCTATGTCTGCGTTCGCCGCGTGGAGGTAACTCGTTATGAGTCCTAACCTGCAGCGTAACGATTATGTCATCTATACGGATGCAAGTTATCGAAATGATAAGAGCGGAAGTAATGCTGGCATTGCTTTCCTTATCTATAATTTTGAGATGAAGCTCGTAGATGCTCAGTGTAAGCATGTATCTGTATCCTGTGTTCAGGAAGCAGAAGCGAAAGCAGTTGAGTTTGCACTTCAAAATCTTCCAGCAGACGCCAAACGAGTAAAGGTCCTGAATGACAACGGTCCCGTTGTTGATGGAATTACCGGGTATAGCGCAATTCCTGACGGCGCGTATGGAACAGTTTACTCTATTCGCAAATTCATTGACCGTCTTGCCTGCAAGATTGCAACGATTCAGATTCCGCGTGAATCCAATATCCTTGCTGATTCTCTCTCGAATTATGCTTTGGATTGGCCGAACGATACCGGAATTAGCTGCATTGAACATCTAAACACGACCACTTAAATTTATGGCCGCTCCTCGTGAGCGGTCATTTTTTCTTGCATTTTGCTGCAAAGTTAATAGAATATGCTTATATGATAAATAAATGCGCTTGTCGGAATCTGTGTTTTTGAATGGATACCCTCAGGCGCATTTGTTTTTTATGAAAAGGGGGTGAAAGTTATGGATTTGTCCAGTATCGGCACATCTATCGGCCAGTATATTCGTCAGGGCATTGATTTTATTCTGAATGTCAATAATCTGCCCATCACTATCGGTATGGTCCTTATCTTCTGTATCGTTATGTTCGTTATGAAGGGTACGAAGCATATTGTTGATTCTGCGTTTTTCTTGGTGTTGGCATTCTTTGTGATTTCCTGTCTGTGCGGAGAATTTGGCATAGAGTTGGATGTCGCAAGCGTTATCCATCAGTTTATCCAGTTTATCCTGAATGTTTTCGGCGGCATTGATTTGCTGCACTAAAAGAGAGATAGCCCCCTCGTAAAGAGGGGGCTTTTTTGGTGTTATTATGAGAAAAATATTTGACAAATTTGAAAGAATTGACCCATTCATCAAGATGGCGATGGAGTGTCTTGCTATCTTTATCGCACTTTGCGTTCTTATGCAAGTAGTGCTTTATGAGGCAATCATTCCTTCTGGTTCTATGTACCCGACAATAGCTTACCCATCGCTTAATTTCGGATATCGATTAGCATATAAAATCAGTGAACCGCAAAGAGGGGATATTGTTTACTTCAAAAGAGACACAGACAATGTAGCCGAACAACAAGTCTACATTAAACGAATCATTGGCGTTCCCGGTGATGTTGTTGAAGAAAAAGACGGAGTGTTTTATTTAAACGGAGAAGTATTGAAAGAAGATTATTTGAACGAAGAACCAGAAAAGTTAAACTTTGGACCGTTCAATGTGCCTGATGGGTGTTATTTCATGATGGGTGACAACAGAAATCATTCCTATGATTCGAGATATTGGGATGAACATTATGTTCCTATCGAAAATATTATTGCCAAACATATTATTTGCTTGGGGTCTGCAGAACTGCAAGAATCGCTCGATAAGTCATCTTGACCATTGCTGCAAAGTGTTTATACTGAAAGCATAAGAAAAATCACAACAACAAATCAATCATAATGCTTTTATCGCCTATCCCTATCGAAAAGGGATAGGCGATTTTTTGTTGCCTATAAGGAGGAAAATAAAATGTACAAATGTCCGTATTGTGGCTCAAAGCGTGTTTTTCGATATATCCATGATTGTGATTGGGGTGGGGGAGAAAATTACTATCCCTTAAACCCCGTAGAAGGCACAAATATTTACAACAAATCCGACTTGGATGACCCTACACCGCCCGACATTGATATCTGTCATTGCCGGTATTGCGATATGTTTTTCGAGCCAACCAAAGCGGAAATGTGAAAGGAGAAATAATATGGCAAAGTGTCAGTGTGGCCGCGAAATGCTCAAGGCAAATGGCTGCAGATTCAAACGCATTGTTGTTCATGGCAAAAACACAAAGTCTTATGACCGCATCAAGGTTGGCGACCCCGGTGACTGGTACGAAGAGTATGTAGGGACTCCGGAGGAAAAGAATATCCGCTGCGGCGATTGCGGAGCAAAAATCGGCTTCTATCATCACGCGAATTGCGATAACGAGAGATGTCCGATTTGTGGCGGCCAGCTTTTAAGCTGCAGCTGTTTTGATGTTTCTGAGTCCGTCGAGTGGAGCGTTTAATGCAAATCAAAAAATAACGAGGAGGTGTTGATTATGATGCAAAAAGAGTTCGAGGAGCTCACCGGTGTCATCGTCAGCAACAGCGAATATGCTTCGATAGAAAAGGAGTATATGAGCTGCGAAGACGAAAAAAGAATCTTCTGTAAAAAGTGGGTTAAGAACGGTGGTGCTGCCATGCTTGCAAAGAATCGGCTCGCAGAAATCGAAAGATTGAACGCGCAGGTTCTTGCGTTGAAAAATGAAGCGTCCGCCCTTCGAGAAAAACTCGACAAAGCACAGAAATGGAATCTTGTGGTCGATAGCAAAAAAAACCAAACAGAGTACGAAGAAATTGAACGGGATGCATCATCCGGCATCGGTCGTTTTCTTACGGACAAAGAAGCCATTCAGGTAATTGCTGATGAAACAGGCTTTGATAAAGACAAGGTTATCATTCGCCATAGCGTTTCTGCGTATGAGGTGAGTAATTCCGGAGAGACGAGGAATACGAAACAGATTCCCAGAGAACCCATTTATGTTTCCAGCGACTATATGTACATCCGATTCGCCGTAAAGTGCGGTGCATGGTTGGACGAGTATGAGTACATCGATGATGACTTTTCTCGTATCGACTAAACAAAAAACAATTTATTATACAAAGGAGTAAAAAATGATTAACAAGTATATTGTTGTATGTCCGAATTGTGGTACAAAGCTGATTACGGTATGTTCCAATGCAGCTTCCGACACCTATTGCCCGCAGTGCTATCGGCAGTTACCTCCAGAGCTTTACACGAAAGAACGAAACAATGATGAGGCTCTGGAAATCATTGCAAACAACGAAGGTCTCAGTGAGGGCTTTGCTGAAACCGTTGTAAACCAGATGGCAAACGACGATGAAGCCCCGCACAATGCCGGTTCTCAGCTCGCGAGAGCTATCAGCGGCAACGATGTGAACGATGCGCTGTTGGCATTGACTGGATGGTCTGTTGACAGTCTTCTCGATATGGTTTCGCCTGTTGTGATGGATTGCCCTGATGGTTTCGTGAACTTTACGGGTATGACATCGCTGATTCCTGAATACGCTTCCGCTATCGTGGAGGTGTTTGAGAACTACCTCGATTCGCTCAACGTTCGTATTCCTTGCAAAAGTCCTGATGAAGAAAAGGAAAGGGGATACGGAGACAACGACGCGGCGCTGTACGGCAGCGAATACTGGGAGATTGTCGATAACATCGAAGCATGGTTGAACCAAAACGAAGATGAAGCCTGCAATCTTTCGGATTACTTTATCGAGACAATCAACGAGTTCCTTGATAACAAGGGGTTCGGAAAGTACAAACCGGATGCAGAACAGTGCGGCAAGATTAAGGAGAAGGTCGATGCCATCCTGAAAGCCTGATATCGGGTCTTGCGTTTTGCTGCAAAGTGAATACAATGAAAACACTAAGATAAGTCAAAGTATCATCCGATAGATTTATTTTAGTTCGTAATCTGACAAAGAAGCAGCCATCTCCTTCGAGAGGTGGCTGTTTTTATTTTATGAAAAGGAGTCTGCTATGCTTGTAAAATTGCTTACCTATACCCCCGAACCCGATAAACTTGTAGCTGCTGCTGCAAAACTATGTTATTCCGATGCCCATATTGAAACCATTATGGACGGTTTGACCCCTGAAAAAACCGATGCGTTTTTGAAAAAGCTGAGTTCCATGGGACATCAGAGTCCTACTGAACACGCTTATTTCACCTTCGGTATTGAAGGCGTTTCACGAACGCTCCTCGCTCAAATCACGCGGCATCGAATTGCCAGTTTCAGCGTTCAGAGTCAGAGATATGTTCGCCTCGATGATTTTCGGTATGTGATTCCTCCTGTCATTGAAAATGACCCGGAGGCAAAAGCAACATTTATCGAAGCGATGAATCGAGATGCCGAAAACTATCTTAAGGAAGTTGAGCGTCTTGAAGTTATCCACACAAAAGTGCTTATGGAAAATGGTGCTTCCGAAAAGGATGCTAAAAGAATGGCTTCTAAGTTTGCAAACGAAGATGCACGATTCCTTTTGCCCAACGCCTGCGAAACCAAAATGGTTGTAACGATGAACGCAAGAAGTTTGCATAACTTCTTTGCTATGCGTTGCTGCAATCGAGCGCAATGGGAAATCCATGAACTTGCGGACAGAATGCTGGTTGAGTGCAAAAAAGTCGCTCCGAACCTATTTTTGGATGCAGGACCGAAATGTATGTTCTCTTCGTGTCAGGAAGGCCCCATGTCGTGCGGAAAAGCAAAAGAAGTAAGAGAAAAGTACAAGGCACTGTAATACGGAGGTGCATCTATGCTTATCAAAAGTATCATGTGGGATACGAACAATGACAACGAGGCTCTTGCTTCTTTGCCGGATGAAATCGAAACCCCGAACTTTTTACATCAGGAAGACTACAAGACGATGGATGACTTCTTTGCGGCCGTCGCTGAATGGCTGATTTACGAATTTGGCTGGTGTCATTTCGGATTTCAGGCTATTGTAAACGATAACACCTATGATGTCTCCTATTCCTATACCCCTGATTAAATACTCTATAACAAGAAAGGAAATTAAATTATGGGACATACGATTCAACACTATGATTATCCCGGAAATGCAGATACGAAAAAAGTGGAACAGGAGTTGGCGAACTATGTTGCCAAGAGATGCTTCCAAGAGGGAGGTCATCTCAGCAAAATCCGTTGGATTGATTCTGAACCATGTGCCAATGAAGATGAAGCACGCATAAAAATCGAGCACTTAGATAAGGGATGGTATGATTGCATCGCAGTAAAATACTATGACGCTTACAATATACCCGAAACGGAGAAAATTAAGGCGCTGCGAGCAGCCAACACACAAGCCTATTGCAAGTACAACGAACTTGCGTCTGCATTCCATTTTACAAATGCAAAAGCGGAATATATCGGCTGCAAAAATTGCGGCTCCAAGATTGCGCGAAAGTACCTGCGAAGAAATTTTTGCCCTGTTTGCAATGCCGATTTGCGCCCAGAAACAACGCTCAACCGCATTGCTGCTCTTAAAGCAAAGGCAGATAAGAGTTCGGATACTCTTAAGGCAGAACTGACAAAGCAGGCAATGAAAGCAAAAAATGTGCGCTGGTTGGTTAAAATCGAATTTCACGAATAAATAATAAATAGAATGAATGAGAGGAATTAAATATGAGTGGTACGAGAATTAAAGTCCTTTTTCCTATTGATGAAAATGTTCCAATGAACAAGTGCTATGAAGCAACATCAAACGAGTCGATGTACAATGCCTCTACGCTCGATGTCCTCGAAGACGAAGCCGAGAAAGGGCATACCTTACGGGATTGCCTGCACAGCGGTAATGAGTGCTTGAAAAACAAGGTACTCGAATATATCTACGACACCATCGTGAATATGTTCAACTGTACTTTCGAGAATACGAATGACGGCATTACTGGTACGGACGGTTTGTATGCTGTGAGTGAAACATTCGACAAAAGCCTTTGCAACATCTTGGGCGAGGATGTGCCTGACAGCATTCTGCAGATTGCATTGGATATGCAAACTGACAACTTGACTGCTGTCGAAAACAAGCTCGAAAAGATGCAAGTTCTCGGAAAAACTGTGAACCAGAAACTGATTTCCAGTTTAGCAAGAACGCTGGAAGAGAATAATAATGGCTATCTCATTGCAGAAGCTGCGTTCATTATTTCTGGCGGCGTTACTGCCGACTGTTACAGCGCGTTCCTTGCTCCGAACAGTTACAAGCTGAGAGCGTGGCCGAATCAGAAACAGATGAAAGATATCATCAATCATCCTGAAAAGTACGCTGTGTTTTCTATTCAGTTCAGCTATTGATTGGGAGGTTTACATGGATAATACAATCGTTTCTCCTGCCGAATACTTCGAACAGGTAAAAAGTCGAAAGCAGACGATGACGGCTGCCGGACTTTCTCAGTTATATGAGAACTGCCTTGCTCTTCTCGAAGAGTATCAGCGTTCCGGACAAATTGCTGCACAGAAGAAGCTGCTTTTCCACATCGACAATATCACACGAGAAAAGAAGCTGCTTGACCTCGGCATTGATACCTTTGTCTACAAGAGTGATGTGGACGATTTCATCCACATGGTAGATAACAAGGTTGTTAAAATCGTGGAGCTGGAAAATTACCAGCGGCGGATTCCGGAAGAAATCATTCAGAGAATCGAACGCTGCAAGGGTATTTTCGATAAGATGTATGTAGTCTTTACGGATTACACAAAACGCGAAGAGCGAAGAGTCGAGGCCATCAAAAGAGAAAAAGACCCCATTCTTTTTGGAACTTTCCAAGATACCGCAACAAGAACCGTGGTAGAACGCTTTTATTTCATCGGCGATTGGACGGATGAATATTGCGATTTAACATTGGATAAAATGGTTGCTGTTGTCAAAGAAAAGGCCGACAGGGACATCGTAAAGAAGTTCTCTACGCCGGAAAGCATCCGCGAGTTGAGCGACCAGCTTAACAATCTGGATGAGTCCATGAATGGGTTGTACCGCCAGCGCGAAAAGGCTCCTGCGCCCAAGAAAGGGTTCTTCGACCGAGTACGCACAGCGTTTCGTTCTCTGAAAGGAGAATGAAATGGCAAAAGTGGATTTGACCGAGGATGAAGTCTATTCGCGGCTTCGCTCTGTTTCTAATTCAAAAGGAAACGGCATTTACGATGCTTTACGTTCTGCCGATATTCCTTGGGACTTTTCTTCTCCTTTTACTTTGCTTCGTGTCGTTCGCACAGAAGCAGAATTGACACCGCTGGTTTTTACTGGTGATGCAGAGACTGTCAACTTTATGAAAGAGGTTGCGGAGGTAGAAGAAGGGAAAAGATGCGATTGCTGCGGTCAACTTATCACAACACCCTTATGGGATATGCCCTATGGTTCATTGTGCGATGAATGCAGCAAGCGCCTTGACGAGCAGGTTCACGGCAAATATGAAACGCCTTGGCAAAAAGTAGAACAGGGAATGGAAGAGCGTTCCGTTCCTTGGTGGTTTGACCTTTGATGTCAGAGAGGAAATAAATGAGTAGATGGAATGTTTTTTGTAACGAAAACGCTCCTTATCGTATTTATTATCGCCAAATTGAGATTGATGGATATGAGATGTATGTCATGTTTCCATTGCCAATGACTGGCATGGAATGTGGCTGGGCAGTATCGCATGGTGCAACTACGGCAGCTACCATTCAGGAAGCTGTTCAAAAGTTTTATCCCTTTATGGTAGAGTATATCTGTGATAAAGAGGATTCCGACAACGATACACAGCAATACATTCTCAAAAACCTCAACTCTCTTGGCAACTCAGTGGATTTTTGGGGCAGAAAAAATGACCGTCAGCATGTCATTGATGGCATGAGCGCAGCGCAGAAATCGCAGCTTTTGTGCTACATTCTGCGAAACCATGAAGCCTTTGGCAAGATGACTTGTCGTGACTGGCAGAATTGGCTGCTGGATGACGCTGAACCTCAGTTTGGCATCTGGTTCTGATAACAAAAAACGACAGACAACATTCTGACCCAGAACAGAAAGAAAAGGAAAATTATTATATGAGTTACGGTTTTAGTATGGGCTTCGCGCATGCAGACAGTTTGCAGGAAGCCATGAAGATTGCGCTGGAATATACGCAGTCTCAGATGACAGAAAAGAATGTCAAAAAGACCATCAAGGACAATCGGTATTATATTCCATCGGTTCGTACCGGATACATTGCGGATGCAGAAAGCAAAACACGCAGGGCTGATGTGCTTGCAGATACTGCCGACAGATATTGGCTCGAAGCGCTGTTTACCTTTCGCTTTCTGTATTGGGAAGAGCACAAGCTGCTCGGTATCGTTATGATGCCGTCTGAAAGTGTAAGCGAAAAATGGCCGCTCAGTGTGTATTTTCAGAACTCCTGCGACCATGATTATCCGTTTTCCGAATGGAAGGAAGGCAATATCCCGTTCTTTATGAACGCCGCTGCAAAAGCTGAAAACTATACGGCAGAAGAAATCCGTGAAAAGGTTGACTACGAAATCGAAGATGATGACATCGAATATTTTCGGCGCAGCACCTGCTATGATGATATTTTCGAGACCCTCGCCTTCGATTCGTGGCTTTATAACCATGATACGGATGTGCCGTTTGTGACCTTTGCTCTACAGGGAATCCGGAATGAAGCAGAGCGATACCGGTATCTGCAATGGTTGAAAGATGATATCATGAAAATTTAATGTATATGGGGCCGCTTCGTTTTGAAGCGGCCTTTTTCAGTCATCTCGAAAATGATGTTGCGGTTTGCTGCAAAGTTACTATAATTTAGATAAATGATAAGTAAAAGTACACGGGTCAAACCGCGTATACCATAAAATCTAAATACGTCATGGGAAGCGTCTATCTCGATTCGAGATAGGCGTTTTTTATTTATCGTTAATCGGGAGTGTTCTTAGCAGAACGCTCTTTTTTTGTTAAAAAAGGAGATAAAAATGACCAACAACAACATTCTGACCCCGAACAGCGAATATTGGAAGGACAACGCAATCGAAACCTTTAAGGGCAACAGCGACCTCTTCGTTGACTTCTTGCAGGAGCGTGACCGTCATTCGGCATGGATTGAAACGCAGATTACTGATGTTCAGTTCGAAGCTATGTTTGCGGAGCCGATGTACATTGCAGATGATGCAAAGAAGTACAGTATTCCCGCAGAAATCGTGCAGGAAGCCGCCAATAACAGTAAGCTGTACGGTGTCGTTCGCGGCAAACATATTCCTGTTGGACTTGCCGCCACGGAAAGTCTGATTGGATATTCCAAGCTTATCCGTGAAGGATACAGCTGGATGCGCCGCGTCAATCCCGTTAATCTTGCGAAGGCAATCAATAACGGCATTGACACGATTCGGTACGATGACCGCCGCTCCACCAAATGCCTTGTAAAGGTTGGTGATGAGATGGTTCGTTCTGTCGTTTCCGCTCGTTACGCGCCGATGCCGTCTGGCGACCTGTTCAACTACATCAATATGGATTATCTGCCTGAGAACTGGGAGAAGGCCCAGTTTATGTCTGGATATTGGACGCATGAACGCGTTCGCGGTATGTGGACTTTGGCTGAGTATCGTGACACTTTCATGAAAACCATCGGCATGAATGAGCTTCTGGCGGGTTTTTTCCCGGCATTGTCTGTGGAGAACTCCGACACGACTGCTTCTTCCATCAAGATGCGTCCGATGTTCATTCGTGATGATGGCTATGAGTTCCCGTTGCTGAACAAGACTCGTACCATGCATATCGGTGCCGAGACAATCCATGAGCGTTTGGAATCCGACCTGCGAATGGTCTTTGCCAACTTCAAGGATTCGGAAAATATGCTGTTCGAGCTTGCAGCTACACCTATCACGTACGGCTACAATACCCTGACGCACTGCCTGAAGCAGTCTAAGGTGAACATGCCTGTTGAACAGGCGCGAGAGGCAGCTCAGGTATTCTTTACGGATAAGGGCAACGGTCCTTGCACGGCAATGGATGTCTACATGGCAGTCTGCGATGCATACAACTATGTTGTCCGCGACTATCCCGAAGATAAGTTGAAGATTACGCGTGCTTGTGATGCAGCCGTAAGTGCAATGCAGAGCCCGTGGCAGCTCCTCGACAAGGACACCCCGGCTAACCTGTAAACAAACAAATAGTCAATTTACCCCGTTCAATAAGAACAGTTGAACGGGGTTTTTTATTGAAAGGAGAAAATCACAATGGGTTTTGACGGAACCAGTAAAAGCAGTCGCGCACATGGTCAGAGCATTCGGTATTGGGAAGCTACTTCTCCGTATCTGGATGCGCTGAAAGCCAAGGTCATCGATGCCGCATCTAAGCGTGCAGTTGATTTTCTTGACCCGCTGAACTATCCCGGCCCCGATGTTCTTGTGGACGCCGCATCGTTTGTGGACGATGAAGTGTCTACGGCAGAGGAAAAGTGGCTGGCTCATCGCCGTCTTTATGTCGGCGGTTCGGATTGCAGCGCGGTGCTTGGTAAAAACCATTACAAGTCCAATCTGGATTTGTATTATGACAAAATCGGAGCCAACCCCATCCCGAAAGAGGAGACGGACGGTGAGGATATCAACCTCATTACCGCATGGGGGCATATGGCCGAGGAGTATGTCGGGCTGTGGTATCATGTACAGCATCCCGATGAGGAAGTCATCACCGATACGAATATGTATACGATGGCAGGTCACCCTTACATCGGCGGTGATGTTGACGGCATTATTAAGATGCCTGACGGTCACTATGCTCTGCTCGAAATTAAGACCACAAGTTTCTTTAATAGAGAAGCATGGGCAAACAACGCCATTCCTGTTCCTTACGAGATTCAGCTTCGCCACTATATGGCTATCATGGGTCTATGGGAGGCAGTTATCGTATGTATGGTTGACCGCGATACATTCTATGTTCGTCATTTGGTTCGTGACCTTGATGCGGAATACGCGCTCGTGAAAGCTGTTGATTCCTTCTGGAAAGACAATGTCGAGAAGCATCACGAACCGAAGCCTTGCGGTACGCCGGAATCCATCATTAAGGCGCTTCGCAAATACAAGCTCGGCAACGGTATCGATAAAAAGATTCCCAATATCAAGCTCGGCGATGAGTTTTATACGAAATGCGTTGAGTATGATACGGTGGATGAACGGTACCGCGAAGTCAAGGCGGAAGCCGACCGTTTGGATAACTTGCGCAAGGAGATGACGATTCCGCTGATTCAGGCGATGGGTCAGGCTCCTGATGCGTATACCACAAGTCCTGACGGACAGACGATGTTTGTGCTGAAACAGACAGTCAGAAAGACTACTTCTTCCGACAGGAAGTACGCGGAAGCAAATCTGCCTGAGGATGTTTACAACAGAATCTTTACGACGAAAGTCAGCGCACCGTCGCTCTCTATCAAGAAGAGCAGCTGTGCTGGCAAGGTAGGTATTCCGCAGATGAATCCGTAAAGATATTACGAAAAGAGGAAATGAATGTATAAAACCTATGAAGTCATTTCTGCGTATATCAAAGAAAAAGAAATCAAAGCTTACGAGGATGGAAGACGCGTTGCTGATATCGTAGTTTCCGATTGCGATGTCGATGGTGCGTGCAAAATTCTGGAAGCACTCGGCTATCAGCAGTTATACCGAGCGCGTTAATGAAAGGAGAATAAAAGTGGCAAAACAGAAGACGAAGACCAAGGCAAAACGCCACGTCAACATCTTCTGCATTGCTCCGAACAGTGACGCTTCTCAGCGGGAAAAGTTTGGCATCGGTCTGGCACTTAAAGGCATTCGGGCCAAGTGTTTTACAGAAGACGATGCCAGACTCGCTGGAGCGGATTACATTATCCGAACCTCGATTATCGAGGGGATTATCCGTGCCGCCGATATCGTCACCGTTGACGGTGATGAGGTGACTCCCGCTATGCTGAATCAGATTCAGAAAGCGGTTGAGATGAATAAACCTATCTGGTGCGCAGAAAGCGTGAAAGCAGCTGTTCGAGACAGCAATGTGAAATGTTATCCCGGCAAACTCGATGAGTTGTGCTGGTTTATTATAGATAACTGAGGAGAGAGAAGTGGCAAACATTGGAGATACGGTTAGTTTTACCGCGAGTAAATATAAAAATCTATTTGTGAGCGACGATAAGCGTTATACGATTGCCTATTTTACCGTCAATGCACGCGATGCGAGATTATATCTCCCGCAAGACGCAAAGACAAAACAATACGGCACAACGCATATGTTTATCGTAAAGGGTTTTATCCCGGATGGAATTGATAATATTGCGTATGAACTGACTGGCTGCTGGAGTATCGATAAAAATCGGAACCAGCCGTACCTTGATGTTCAGAAAGCCAATATTTCAATTCCCACTCGCAAGAAAAGCGTTGTTGCTTTCCTTCGCTCCAACTGTAAGGGCATTGGAAATGTAAAAGCAACAGCTATCGCCAATGCGTTTGGCGAAAACACTTTATCTGTTTGCGCAAACGAGCCTGAAAAGCTGAAAAAGAAGGTTCCAAGTCTTACAGACAAGGACCTTAAGGCTTTAAAGCACGGGTGCCAAGCATTGACATATAAATACGATATTCGGTGTTTTCTTGATGACAAAAACGTTGTCCTTCCGGATTACCAAATCGATGCGATTGCAGACGAGTACGGCGCGGAGGCACTTAATGTCATTAAAGAGAAAACGTATAAGCTGATTACGCTTCTGCCTTTTCAAACCTGTGACAAAATTGGACTTGCAATGGGAGTCAGTCCCAATGCTCGTAGACGATATGTTGCAGCACTCGTAGAGGCTCAGAAGCAGTTATGTCGGCAAAACAATACTGTTTGCGTTCGTGAAGATTTGCTGGTTGCGGAAGCTTATAAGCTGCTGAACCATCACAACGACGAACTGATGAAAATGTCGGTCAAGTTGTTGGTCGATAACTATCGGTTCATTCGATTTGGTTCTTCTAAAAGCGGAAATTGGATTTATTCCAAAGACGATTATACGGTTGAACGGAATCTCGTACGCAAACTTGCCGCGTTCATCAAAAGGGGACCCAGCAAGCAAAAGGAAATCGATGCGGCTCTTGCAAAATGGAAGAAAAACTCTCCCATTCAACTTTCCGAAAAACAGGAAGAAGCAGTACGCAATCTTGCTTATCCCATCTCCATCGTAACAGGTGGTCCGGGTACTGGTAAGAGTACAACGCTTCGCGCTTGTTTGGAAGTGTACAAAGAAGCATTCAAGAAAAACGCAACGATTCTTTGTATGGCTCCGACCGGACGCGCATCTAAGCGTATGGCTGAATGTACGGGTCTGCCCGCACAGACTATCCATAGCGCCTGTGCGCTTGTTCCTTCTAAGGCTGCTGGCGGTTTTACCGCTCAGGACGATTGCAAAATCAGCGAAAATCTGATTGCTATCGATGAAATGTCTATGGTCGGTATCCACCTTTTTGATTTCGTTATGAACGCAATCGAAAATGAACCCAACAAGAAAATCATCCTGCTCGGCGATGTGGACCAGCTCCCTTCGGTAACACCCGGCAATGTACTCTTCGATTTGATTAAATGCAATCAAATCAAGTATACGGTTCTGGATAGAAACTACCGTCAGGGCTCCAATTCCACTATTGCGGATGCAGCATACGCTATCAATAATGGGATGTCCAATCTTCCGACTGATGAAACATTTCAGTTTATCGATTGCCATAATCCCGATAGCGAAAAGGAAACGGAAGATATCTCGAATATCATTATTCAGAAGTATCAGGAGGGAGTAAAAAAGTATGGCCGCGATGGATGTATCGTCCTTAGCCCTACTCATTACTACAAGAGCAGCAATAGCTCTCCTCTGTGTACGGATATTATGAATAAGAAAATTCAGGATATCGTAAATGAAGCTGAGAAAGGAAAACCGGAATGGCGAGCCAAATCCACCAAGTCCAAGAACGGTGTGGATGTAAGCCGCGTATTCAGAAAGGGCGACCGCGTAGTCCAAATTAAGAATACGCCCGAAATCATGAACGGCGACCTTGGCACTATCGATGAAATCATTGATGATGATGGTGTTTACACGTTCAAAATCACATTCGATGACAAACAAGTCGAGTACGATGTCAAGGATATGCAGAATGTGGAACTTGGTTACTGCATTACGGTTCATAAAACGCAGGGTTCTGAATTTCCCTGCTGTATCATGCCCGCAAGTATGACTCAGAAAGCAATGCTGCAGCGCCAGTTGTTTTATACCGGCGTTACTCGTGCAAAGAAAGAGTTTATCTTCGTGGGTGACAAGAAAGCACTGGATTTAGCAGTTCGGACTAAGACCGAGGAACGTCGGTCGATGCTCCCGGCGCGAATCTGTAAGGAATGTGTTTGAAGAGTGGGTGGCTGCAGCAATAGCTGTGGCTGCCCACTTTTTTTTGTTTTCGGTGGGGGAGGGGAGAGCGCATAAAAAATTCGTTTTGTGTAAAGAACAAATGCGTTTTGCTTAAAGAAATCCGTATTGAAATTATCCAAAAATAAAGTATCCTAAATATAAGGAAATATTATGTGATTTCCTTAGTTACACAAGCTGACACCTCTATGTGGTGTGTAATAGGCAACGCGACATATAACGTGTATGTTGTGGCAAAGGGTCAGCAGAATGTGATGATTTTTGACGAAAGACTAACTATTAAAAGTCAAGCCCCAAAACAAAATTTTCGAGAGAAATTTTAAGGTGGTGAAAATTGGTATAGCAAACAAGAGCATCCG